ATATGATTGCAAAGAACATAATACTTATTCAAAAGATACTCCGTGTACATATGCAGTTCAATTTACAATTATAAACAATAAGCTTTGTATGTCTGTCTATATGCGTTCTAATGACATCTGGTACGGCTTCTGTAATGATCAGTATCAGTTTTCATCATTGCAAAAAATGATTGCAGAGAGATTAAATATTGAAATTGGTTGGTATTACCATCACGCACATAACATGCATTTATATAACGACAAACTTTAAACATATGTATTATTTATATCATATACCAGGTAAAAAGATTGGTGTTACACGTAATCTTAATACTAGAGTAACCCTTATACAAGGCTATAAGGAGAATGAGTATGAAGTTCTTGAACAGTCAGAAGATATAGATTATATATCAGACCGTGAAATAGAACTTCAAAAGTCTTACGGCTACAAAACAGATATTCATAAATATAACAAATTAAAACCTATATTAAATAAAATGAAAATAAACTCTACAGAACAAACTACAACGTTTCCTTGTCCAGTAAATAAACTAAAAGGACGATTAATGGATAACGTTGGTTTAGCTTGGGAAACACCACAAGGTTATAAATTTAAAATAACAGAAAAAAACATAAGCTGGATAACCGCTAATGTAAAATCATCTATGTTTAATAATGATAGATCTTTTATATACAACAAAGCTTTTTATGAAGCTTATTTTAATCCTGATAATACGCCTTGTTCAGATCCAGAAATATCAAGATTTAATTTAATAAGAGAATGGGCTGACAAAAGAGGTATAACTACAAAAGGTAATTCACATACTCAATACGTTAAATTAATTGAAGAAGCTGGAGAGTTAGCCGAAGCAATACTTAAAAAAGATAGAAAAGAAATATACGACGCCATTGGTGATATAATTGTTGTGTTAACTAATTTGGCTACATTAGAAAATATGAAAATAGAAGATTGTATTGATTTTGCTTATAATGAAATAGCAAATAGAAAAGGTAAAATGGTTAATGGAACATTCGTAAAAGAAACATTATGAAAATAAACACTAAAGATGAAATAGTACTATCAGTACTAAAAAAAATGGATCAACGTAGTTTAATAGGTCAAAAGAAATACGGGGCTACAATGATGCAAGAGATCGAAGATCAAGAAAAAGATCTTAATCGTTTTCTAGTTGATGTACAAGAAGAACTAATGGATGCTCTGTTATATATCGAAGCTGCTAAACGATGCTTGACTGATGAGATCGAAGAGGCAATGCTTAATCGTATAAACGTTATAGGTCAAAATGGTAATGATGGTTTACACTATCACGATATAGAAATAAATGAAGCGGAGACCTTATAAGCGTAATAAAAAACGCGGACCAGTACAATCAAAGAAAGTATCATATGACGGTATTAACTTCGCATCTGGCCTTGAGCGTTATATGTACATGGCTTTAAAAAAAGCAAAAATAAAAGCAAAGTATGAAGGGGAAACTTTTGTCTTACTAGCTGGATTTCATTTTGACAACGAAGTATATGAAAGATGTGCTAATGGTAAGGGTGATTATAAAAATAGAGGTTGTAAGCGTATACTACCTATTAAGTACACGCCTGATTTTATTGGTGATGATTTTATAATTGAAACAAAAGGTAGAGCCAACGAGTCTTTTCCAATGCGCTGGAAATTGTTTAAAAGACTTGTTATGAATCAATTTCCAAATGTAACACTATATAAACCACAAAATCAAAAAGAATGCGACGAAACAGTAAAGTTAATCCTTTCGAAGCGAAAAGGATAGCAAGACAAAAATATGCCGAGCGTCAAATTGACAAATGGTGGCAGTGGAGTTGGGAAGCGCGAGGTAAAATAAAATATAAAGAACTAATAGAAATACAAGATAAATACGGAATAAAAGTTTATGGATAATAAAGAAAATGTGTCTTGGGCACTTGAGATCGGGTTTTACCCAGGCATTGTAGTAGGACTAAGAACCTATGATGAACCCGAACAAGAATCTTGGGTTTTATATATACCATTTGTTGACTTATGTTTAACTATATATAAATAATGGGACTTTTTGAAGAGCGCATAGCGTACAAGCCGTTTGAATATCCTGAGTATTATACTGAAGGTTGGTTAAAACAAGCTCAAGCATTTTGGTTACATACAGAAATATCAATGCAGAGCGATATAAAAGATTGGAATGAAAAACTTAACGAAAAAGAAAAAAACCTTGTCGGGAACATACTTCTTGGATTCGCGCAAACGGAATGCGCGGTATCAGACTATTGGACCCAGAACGTCGTATCGTGGTTTCCTAAACACGAAATAAGACAAATGGCTATGATGTTTGGCTCACAGGAAACTGTACATGCTGTAGCATATAGCTATTTAAATGAAACTTTAAAGTTAGAGGATTATGAAGCGTTTTTACACGAACCAGCAACGTCTGCTAGATTTGATAATTTGGTTGCTTATAACGGTAATGATCCTTTGGGTATTGCGAAAAGCTTGGCTGTATTTTCAGCCTTCGCTGAAGGAGTTAGCTTGTATAGTGCTTTTGCAGTGCTGTATAGTTTTCAGCTTCGAAATTTACTCAAGGGTATCGGGCAACAAATGAAATGGTCGGTAAGAGACGAATCTCTACATAGTAAAATGGGCTGCAAGCTTTTTCGCGATATGTGTGGTGAGAATGATCAATTACTGCATTTATGCAGAAAAGATATAGTAAAAGCAGCTGAAACCATGGTAGCACTTGAAACTAAATATATTAACAAGATGTTTGAGATGGGTGATATCGAAGGTATATCAGCTAATGATCTTACGCATTTTATAAAAAAGAGAGCAAATGAAAAACTTGTTGAGTTGGGTTACATTGACCTTGGGAACTATTTCGCGTATGACAAAATTGCAGCGTCTAATCTTGATTGGTTCTATCATCTTACCGGCGGGGTCACTCATACTGATTTTTTCGCAATACGGCCGACGGATTATAGCAAGGCTGGCGAAGGGGAAGACTTCGAAGACATCTGGTAAAATAAATATAACTGAAAAAGATATATACAATGATCTTAACTGGACAGGTGTAAGAGACTTTGTAAAAAAAGAAAACTTAAAATGAAAGAAAATAAGTTAATAGAAATGAAAAATAAAATAGATGCTCAAAGTAGAATAATAGAGCATATATTAAATGAAATTAGTAACATAAGAGATTTAGCAGTAGGAACTTTAGAATGTTTAAAAATAATGGATAAAAAAGGTTATGAAAAAGCAATTAACAAAATTAAAGAAAATATTGTTAAAGAATCTAGTAAGACAGAAGAGGCTAAGTCCTTGGAAACGTCTAGCGACTAGAGCAGGATATATGGGTGCTGGTTTTTTAATTGCAGCACAGTGGACGTTAGAACCTAAGCTTTATATCTTAGGTTTTATTTGTGTTATGGTACAAACAGCATCAAGAAAACAATGGAATTTAGTGGCTTTAAACTTAAATGGTTTAATAGCTTGGACAAAACATTTTATAGGATAAAATATGTGGAACAATGAATGGATCAAAGGAGAAGATTACCCTAAATGGGGAGACACAGATGTCTACAAAAAAACAATATCAGGAGGATATTTACTTAGCGGAGAATCTCCTAAAGAAGCGTATAAAAGAGTATCAAAAACGGTCGCAAGAAGGTTATACAAGCCAGAAATGGCAGAAAGTTTTTTTCAATATATATGGAAAGGCTGGTTATGTCTTGCCTCTCCTGTTCTTAGCAACACTGGTACTGATAGGGGTTTGCCTATTAGTTGCTTTGGCATTGACGTCGCTGATAGTATTAATGACATAGGAAGTAAAAACTTAGAAATGATGCTACTCGCTAAGCACGGCGGTGGAGTTGGTATCGGTATAAATCAAATAAGACCCGCTGGCGCTAAAATTACAGGCAATGGAACAAGTGATGGCGTTGTGCCGTTTTGTAAAATATACGATTCGACAATACTTGCCACTAATCAAGGATCTGTCAGACGAGGAGCTGCATCAGTTAATATCAATATTGATCACCCCGATTTCGATGAGTGGCTCGAAATACGTGAACCTAAAGGAGATGTCAATAGGCAATCGCTTAACTTGCACCAGTGTGCTGTGGTTGGCGATAAGTTTATGCGAAAAATTGAACAAGGAGATAGAGACGCTAGAAAACGTTGGGGAAAATTACTTCAAAAGCGTAAAGCTACTGGCGAACCTTATATCCTTTTTAAGGGGAATACAAATAAAAATAACCCACGAGCCTACAAAGACAATGGCTTAAAAGTACATATGACAAACATATGTTCAGAGATTACATTACACACAGACGAGAACCACAGCTTCGTATGTTGCTTGTCGTCATTAAACTTAGCTAAATATGATGAATGGAAAGGAACAAACCTTATATACGACGCCACGTGGTTTCTTGATGGCGTTATGGAGGAATTTATTCAAAGAGCAAAAGGACTTAGAGGTTTTGAAAATGCGATTCGTTCTGCTACGAAAGGACGAGCGCTTGGGTTGGGTGTACTCGGATGGCACACGTATCTCCAAGAAAAGAGTATTCCTTTTGAAGGTTTGCTTGCTCAGTTTGAAACTAGGAAAATATTTTCGCAAATTAAAATCGAGTCTGAGCGCGCTAGCATGGCTCTTGCTGAGGTTTATGGTGAACCTTTGTGGTGTGCTGGCACTGGTTATCGTAATACTCACTTGCGTGCTGTTGCTCCCACTGTTAGCAATAGTAAGCTTTCGGGAAACGTTTCGCCAGGTATAGAGCCTTGGGCAGCAAATGTATTTACAGAGCAGTCTGCAAAAGGTACGTTTATACGTAAAAATCCTACGCTTTTAAAATTACTTAGAAAACTTAAAATTAATAATAATGAAACATGGGATAAAATTCTGGCAGATGGTGGTAGTGTTCAAGGTCTATCTGAGCTTGATGGGATTATGGTTGGACCACATGACATACCGGCTAAGGACGTTTTTAAAACGTTTAAGGAAATAAATCAACTTGAACTAGTAAATCAAGCTGGCATACGACAACAATACATAGATCAATCTGTTAGTTTAAACCTAGCTTTTCCTAGCATAGCTACACCAAAATGGATTAATCAAGTTCATATGTCAGCATGGAAGAAAGGTATTAAGACCTTGTACTATACTAGAACTGAATCAGTACTTCGTGGTGATATAGCACAACAAGCTATGAGTGAAGATTGTATTGCCTGTGACGGATAAAAACAATGAAGGGGACCTCGTTTGAGATCCCCTTCGGTTACAGGAACTTTGGGTATGGTACGCCCATTTTATTTTGTTCCTTTTTTTCTACCTTTTCTTTTTTCTCCTTTTATAGCATCATCAATATCACCCAGTTGATTGCCTACTTCTTTTATAGCTATAGCAACATCTGCTAATTCTTTAGCTGTAAGCTTGTATCTTTTCTTAATTTCTTTCACAGTAGCTATAGCTTTCTCATCTATGCTGGTTTTACTCCAAAGTAAATTCCACACGTCAATCCAGTATTGTTTAGTTAATTTCCACATATTATTTATTTTTTTTTAATTTAATCCACTTATCTATAGTATAACCTATTGTAACTAGTAATAATACTACTTTTAATCCCATTTCTATATTGGTAAATGTTGTTACTCCTAATGTTGACGCGTTTATAACGTAAAGTTTTGCTTGTTGAATGTCCATTTTTTTTATATTGAAATGTTAGTTATATTGCAGTATTCTTTATTAGCGTCAAAGCAAGGGCACGATTTTGATGAAAACTCGTTGTGCCCATGTATTGTAGCGCTTGGATGCAGTTTTATTAATGTTTTAAGCAGCAGTAATAGGCTTTCTTTTTGTTCAGGTGTTCTAGTATCTTTAGCGATCCATTTGCCATTAGAACCACGTTCTGATTCAACGCCTCCAATGTAACAAATCCCTATAGAACCTTCGTTTTCACCCTTTACGTGAGCTCCTTGATTATATACACTTCTACCATATTCTATTGTTCCGTCTAACAGAACAACATAGTGATAGCCTATGCCTTTCCAGCCTCTTTTTAAATGCCAACGGTTTATTTCAGCAGCATCTATATTCCTACCTTCTTGCGTTGCCGAACAATGTACTATTATTTTATTTATTTTTCTCATTTTAAAAATCCATATTAAAATTATCTAGATCTATATCTAGGTTTATATCTTTTATTTCACCTCCAAAATCTAAACCAAAAGGATTATTAGGCGCCGGTTGTTTGTTTTGATCTTCATCTAAGTCTAAATTCCATTTACTATAACCAAAGAAAAATGCAATTCTTTGCCAGTTATCATATTGAGAATTTAAGACCGCACTAGCATTTTGAGCTTTTATATAAAGTCTATCTAAAGGAATGTTAAGCGTAGCAGAAGTCATTGTTGTTAAAACCTCTAAAGCATGTGGATTTTCAATAGGATTCCAACCATAATAATTAAAATACTCAGTATTATAACTATATGAATCCCACGCTCTTTTTATCTTTCTTGCTTTAATACCTATAGAAGGCGAAACATTTAAAGCTTCAACTACAAGATCACCAGCCTTTCCTCTACCACTCCTAGGTTGTTGGCTAAGTTGATACGCTTTTAAAGCTGTATTTTTTATAGCAGCAGCATAAGCACCATACAAACCTGCGCCTCTAATTAGTGTATCTAACATTCCATTAGCAGCCCTTGCCTTGCTTTGAGTGTAATCTACCTGGACATCATCATCATCGTCCCACATTCTAAATAAAGCATTTTGAAGAAAATTAAAAACAAAGTTCTGAATAGCAGCATAATAAGTTATCTTAGCTATGTTGCCAACTAAACTACCTCTTCCTTTAGCTATGTCTACTGCAGATTTTTTAATTATTCTACTATACTGCAGAGGTGTATTTTGAAAAGATAAAAACAATCTTCCTTTTAGAGATGCTTGATTTTGAGATATTTTAGAAGGATCAGCGGACTGTTGACTAATTTCCGCTGTTTCATAAAATTCTCTCATTGCTTGCTTTTCAGCTGCCTCTAGCTCTACACCTTTTTTAACTAAATCATTTATTCTGTTTCTGTAAAAACCTGAACCACCTAAAGTTATAGCTAAACTATCAGCAGCTCTTGTTGGTATAAAACCTTTTTTAAGAGCCCAGAAAATCAAACCTTTAGTTTTATCTATCCATGTTTTATTGTTAGGATTATTTAAAACGTCAACTATCTCAGATTCTTGTAAATCACTTAACAAGCCTGATCTTCTATCTTTTAAGTAAGGAGAGTTCCATAAGGTTAAAAAATCCTTGCTCATCTGAGAAACATTTAAAATTGCTTTACCAGCAGCTAGAGGATTATTAAAGGTCATATTAACAAAGTTAGTTGCCGATATTGTTTGAAGTAAAGCAGATCTCATATTGAAAAACATAGTTACACCAACAGATCCATTTAACCAATCAACCCAACCTTGTGAAGCTTTATCTATGTTTTTAGCTTTATTACTACCGCTTTCCATTCTACCCATTATGTCATTTAGAGCATTTACAAAGTCAGTACCATGAACAGCTTCAAGCTTGTTCATAGTTTCTTTATTAAATATAATATCTTTATTTTGTTTCCATCTATTTAAATACTTAGATCTATTAAGCTTTGTTAAAATAGATTGAACGTCGCTAAGTATGTTTCCATCAACCCATGAACTAGGAGGTTCTATGTATCCATTTGGCTGTTTTGATAATAATGATATGTCACTAGCTAATTTTTTTAACTTTGGATTTGTTCTTACTATTTCAGATAAATTAAAAATATCTTTATTTTCTAAATTAGGTATTTGATATCCTGCCTTCTTCCACAAGTAAACCCTTATGGCTTGATCATTTGAAAAACCAGAATAATTAGACTCTTTATTTAAAAGTCTTTTTGTTTGTTTATCAAAAAGATTTTTCCAATCTCTATGAGCAGAGTTTCTTGCGTTTATTAAATCTAATGAACCTTCAGAGTAAGGCTTTATTAGATTATCTGTAAGCCAATCAATTTGTTTTTGACCTTTTTTACCTTTAGCAGAAGCTATCATGTACATTAAACCTAAAAAATCTGAATCAGCAGGTGGTAAATATATACCTTTCTTAGATATACTTTTAGACATTTGCTCTGCTCTAGCTTTAGAAAAAGTTTCATTAACATCTATTCCAGTGTTTTCTTCTATAATTTCGTTAAAAGCACTGTTTAAATCTTTACTATATTCGTTTCTTTCGTTATTTAAAGCAAATTTAACATCTGAAACGTCTAATACTCCTTTTGTTATTTTACCTTTCCAATTGTTGTTGTTTTTAAAATAAAAATCATTATACCCCTGAGATATTTTGTCTATTAAATAATATGAAATAGCTTTATCATTCATTTTACCTAGATCAGGAACGTTAAATTTATTTGCTTTTCTATTATATTTTATAACTTCTCTAGAAGCTTGATCCATTACTTTAGCAATAAAGAATTGTTCAACGTTACTGTTTGTAGATTTTAAATAAGAATTTAATTTAGAATTATTCTTACTACCGTTGTTCATGCTAAATTTGACTTTGTCAGATTTGCCTTTTGCAAAATTGCTTATGACTTGGTTTCTTTTATTTATATTCTCTAAACTATTATATAAATTTACATTTCTTTTAGATATTTCATTTAAGAAAGCTTTATTTCTTAATGATTTTCTTGCTTCTTGCAAAGTTATAACATCTCCAAATAATTCCATTAAGGCTGTTCTTCTATCAAAATAAGCTGTTGCCCAAAGCTTGTTTCCTGTTCTACCTAATTCTACTGGTAAAAACTTTTTAATTAAAACATTAGGATTTTTACTATATGTTTTAATTATTCTAGTTGCTTCATCAATACCAAAATAGCTTTGTAAAAAAGTTACAACATTTATATCTTTTGTTTTAATAGGTAGCCCTTTATCATTTGTCGATTTTAATCTAGGCGGTATCTTCTTTATAGCGTAAGTAGATTCACCTGTTACTGGATCTATAGGGTTATTTATAACGTCCCAAATCAATTTCCAGTTATTAAACATAAAAGAATCAAGTTCTTTACTATTTTGAAAAGTCATTCTTCTAGTTAATGTTTGAGATAATAAAGATATTTTTTCTTTAAATACTCTAAAATCAAGTGTTTCTATATTAGGAGCAGAAAGTATTACTCTTCTTACTTCTGCAGCTATAATAGCAGCTGGATTTATTTCTTCAGAATAAGCCTTATAAGTTTTAATCATTCCTCCAGAGGATAAACTGTAAGTTTTAAAAGATTTTAATTCTTTTAATTCCTTAACCTCATCGTTTGTTAATGATTCCTTTGCTTCTAATTCAAGACCTCTTTTTAAATCTCTTTTTTCTTGTTCTAATTGTGATTTTATAGCCGGATCACTAACTGTTTTTAATTTTTTATTTACAGAAATAGAAGGATCATCAGCATTTATAGCAAAATCACCTCCAATAGGCACACCTTCTATTAAAACCTGATCGCCGTCAGAATTAGTAAAACCAAAAGCTGGATTAGCCAGCATAACAACTAATTCATTTTGATTTTTTTCGTATTGCTCCTGCTCTTGCTCTAACACTTCTGGGCTAGTAGTTTCTATAGAAGTAACTCTTTCATCTATTTCGTCAGTGTATTTTTGACTAGTTACATTGCCAGTTTTAAGAGCATCTTTCATCTTGTTTCTTAACTGACTATTTATCCAACCATTTAAATTGTTGTTTTCTGTTACTAAATCTCCATTTTTATTTTTATAACCTTTTTGGTCTAACTTATTTAATGTATTATTAATTTCAGAAGAAGATAAACCCTTTTCTTTTAGTTCTTCTCTTTTATTTTCTCTTAACCTTAAAAACTCTTTGTTAAAATTTCTTATATGAGGTATAAGAGCTATTGAAGTTTCTGCCAACATGTCGTCTGCGCTGTAATCAGGAAGCGAACTATATAAAACTTGAGCTTTGCTTAATATAGTATTTTCATATTTACTTAATATATCATACAAAACATTATCAACACCACTACTTTTACCCCAAGCGTTTTTATTGTAAAAAGAATTTATATCGCTTTTGAACTCTTCTTGAGTAGCCCTTGAACTACTTTTTAAAGCAAACTTTTCATCAAAATTATAATTATCTTCTATTTCTTGGATTTCATCTAATGTTGGTTCTCTGTCTACTACTGGTTCTTTAGGTGTTTCTTTTTTTAATTTGTTTACAGATTTTTCTGTTTCACTTTTTAAAGCTTTTTTGTCTATTTTAGCTCCTTCTGTAGCAAGCTTTTCTATTGCCTTGTTTTTATCTATAGTAAGTATTCTATTATTTATACTACTATTATAATCTTTTATAAAGTTATAAACGTCTTTTGCTGTAGAAAATTTTATGTCTTTTAATCCTAAAAATTGTAGAACTTGTCTAAAAACATCACCTAATCTAGTCATCGTGTCTTCATCATAAGTCACGGCTCCAACACTTATAGCATCTGAATATAAGGTTAAAACTTCTTCCCATTGATTACCTATGGCATTACTAACTTTATTATCGTATTCTATTTTATTTATTATTCCAGATTTTAAGTCTAAATCAAGACCTTTTATTAGGTTATTGTAAAAAGTAACATAACCAGTAAAATCTTTTAAAAATTCATCTGGAAGCGCTTTAGCGTCTGATTCAGTAGCATCTATTTTATCTTGCAATTTTAAAACCTCGCTTAATAAAGATTTACCTAATAACGCCTGTGCTTCTGGGTCGTTTTTAATTGTTTCATATATAACAGCGTGTAAAAACTCATGCTCTTTAACAGTTATTTTTCCGTCTTTAGCAGATTTTTCATTATTTATTATTATAAACTGCTTACCATCTCTCTGCACCGTTGCTCCATATTTAGAAGCAGTGCTTATTGCTTTTGCTTTGCTATAACCCAACTCTTCCATTAAAAACTTAACAGCTTCGTCTGTAGATGAAAATTCATTCCAAGAAACATTTTTTATAACACCCTTTTTTATTGCTTTAGCTATAACTCCAGATTTTCTTTTAGTAATATCGTTGTAATATGTTTTTTGTATTTTAGAATCTAAAGCCTTTATTCTAGCGTCAGTTTCAGCATGAAAAGATGGATCTTCTGTTTTTCTTTGTTGCCTAAGCTTCCCTACCTCATTAACATCGCCTAGTATTTGAGTAGCTGCATCTGCTGATAGGTCTTGAGGCATTCTGTTTATGTTTTCATTAAAAGCATTCATTTCTTCTAATAACATGTCAGCCTCTTGTTGAGTATATATACCTTGCTCTACTTGTTTAGCTATGAGTTTTGATACATCATTTTTTTTATACGATAAATAACTTAAATTATTAAAACGATCTACCGCAGACATACCTAGCATATCTCTAGCTGTTTGCTTTGCTAAATTTAAAGTAACACCAGCACCTGGTATTATTGCGCCTGCGAAAAACGAAAGTACAGTTGTGTCTATAAAGTCTTGCAAACTCATAGTGTCTTTTGTTATTTTTTTACCTGCTCTTTCGTTTATGTTTTTATTAACAACAAATGTTTCTCCAATTTGCTGAACATTTTCTTGAAAAACTTCTTTAAAACCCTCTCCACCTAAATTAACAAGTGTTCCTAGCTTTCCTGTTTTAAAATAATCTATAAATCCTTTTTTTCCTTTTTTAGTATACTCTCTTAATGCTTTTTCCATAACATTAGTTGCTGATAATTTACCAAAAATAGCATCTGTTGCTTTTGCTCTAGGATTTATTGGTGCGGTTAAAGCGTATAAAATACCCATTTGTATAGATCCCATGGTAGCTAATTCAGAAGCTTCGTCGTCATTAATACCCATTTTTCTAGCTTGTGATAAAGTTTTTTCGTAACCTCTAGAAAAACCTAATGTACTTTGCCCTATTATAGCGTCAGCCATATTTTTTGAAATAGGAACAGATTTTAAAAATCCTCTTGTTTTACCTAATACACCTAGTCCTTTAGTAAAACCGCCAACAGCTCTAATACCATTACCCAAACCTCTTGTTAGTGCTATTTGAAAAAACAAATCACCAACTACATTAGCGCCAGCGTCAAAAGCGCCTAACACGCTAAATGCGTTGTCTCTTTTTCCATAAATTCTAGCGTTTTTTCTTATTTCATCTGCCTTCTGTTGGCTTAAAAAATTAGTAGCATCTAACGATCTATCTTTATCTAGTATTCTACCAGACTTTGTTACCAAATACTTTGTACCTGTGTCCTTATCTACTATAGAATTACCTATTCCACTCACAAATCTACCTGGGCCAGTATAAAAAGAGCCAAAATCTTCTAATCCCATTTCCTCCATAAGATTAGCCTGTCTAATGGATTCTGAAACTCCCTCAAAATAATCTCCAGGCAATATACCAAATGTAGATGCTGAAAATTCACTTATTGCTCTAGAAAGACCGTTCCATCCATTTCCAACTACATTTAAAAGAAATTTACCCGCTCCAATGTTTCCATCAGATTCTAAAAGTTTTTGATACTCTGTTTGATCTTTTTCATCTATTTGCTGAAGCTTGCTTGATATTAAAGGAAACTCACTTCTAATGTACTTTTCATAGTTTTGTAGTTGTATGTTTTCAGGAGATATTTTAAAAGACTTTTCTATAGAATTTGGATTTACACCAGTATCTAACTCATACATTAGTTTTTGTTGTTTTATATCTCTTTGAACCTGATCGTTCATGTATAAGTTTAAATATTGTAGTTTTCTTTGCTCTAAAGCTAGTTCTGGTTCATAAGAGTTTCCATAATTTTTCTTATCCATTTCTAGCTCAAAGAATCTTTTTAAATCTTTATCATAACCTTTTTCTTGCATAAAGCCACCAAAGTCTTCATTGTCTAATTGACCTATATCAATGTCTCCATAGGTTTCGTATAAAAAACCATCGTCTTGATAATTGTCTTTATATATATAAGGTTCATTTAGCTTCTCTAAGTCAACAAAAGATGAAATTAAATCGTCACTTTTTCTTTGATACGTTGATATTTTTTTTCTAGCTTTTTCTACTGTTGATTTTGTAGGAGGATTTATTGAAGAAATACCATAAGTATCATAAGTATATCCAGCTTCTCTTAGGTCTCTTGGCGTTATGAAACCATTGTCAACAGCTAGCTGAACGTTTTGGTCTTCAAATAAACCAAACTCATCTTTCTTTAATAAAGAATCAGAATCGTATCTTCCTAAAGCTTTTTTTACATCTTGAGAATAACTTTCAACATCTTCGTTACCTTCAGGATTAAAATACTCAAAATTATTTATATCTAAACTACCTGGAGATACCGAAAAAGAATTTTCCGAAACTAAATCCCCATTTGTTTGTGCTGTAAACATATTGGGCGTCGCACTTGCACTCTCTGCAGCACCCTCTACTTTTTTTAATTCTGCGCCTGGATTTTCTGATAACCAAATAAGTTTTTGTTGAGTAGGAACATTAGTCATGTCGACTTCCTGTCCATTGGGTAAAATATATATTTCCATTTAATTTATTATTTTATAGCCTTATTCATTCTCTTAACATAATCAGCGTCTAATTCATCATTTCTTTGTGGATTAGCTTTCATCCAGTCTACTTTTCTAGCTCTTGATTTTAATATAGTTTCATTTTCTATAGCTTTTCTTTCTGAAGCAGTAGTATTGTCTAAAGCAAAATTAAGTCTATCAACCGCAGATTCAAAATCATAATCACCAGCGTATACTGGTTTACCGCTTATTATTTTATATAAACCATCTTTAGGTGCTAATTCATTAAATACAGCTCTAGGATCTTTTCCCTTGTCATTATAAAACTCTTCATTAGTATCTGATGTTGGTATTTTAGGATTATTAGGGTTGTTTAACCATGCTTGATATATGTTATCTCTACTCATATATCTGGCCTTAGGTCCTTCTATTTTAATCATATTATCTAAAACAATCTGTTGATTATTATCACCACCACTTACTATATTATCAAAATAAAGAGCTCTATAGCCAATGTTTGCAACTTTTGGAGCTTTTGGAGCTTTTGGAGCTACTATACTTCTACTTCCAGCTTTATACCATCTACCTTCTGAGTCTTGAACTAAACCTGATGTTCTAGCCTCCATTATTTTTTCAAATAATTTTTGCTTGTATTGATCATCAGTGGGTTGAAGCGTTTGATAGTCATTTTCTATACCTTCATTTAACATTTGTAAATCAACATTCCAACCGTTTGCAGCTTGCTGAACGTCACCGTTAACACCTGCTATTTTAGAAGATAATATAGATTCCATATCTTCTCTGATTAAATCCATATTTAAATATTCTCTTATTTCTTCTGTTTTTCTAGACCTTTTGCTTCCCTCAATATTAATTCTGTCTCTAAATATAACTGGTTCGCTCCAATACTTGTCATTAAATTGACCGTTAGATTTAACTATACCTAAACCATTTGAGTTTTTAGATTTTTCAGCAGGTGCCATCATGGCTAAAGACTCATCAACGAGTTGTGGAACTGTAGAGATAAAAGAAAAGTTATCTCCTTGATTTACTATTTGATTCCAAGCTCTAGCACTTATATATTTTTCCCTATATTCACCGTCTACTAATTCACCGTTTTCTAGTCTTCTTGGTTCATTACCGGAAACTTTTATCATTATATCATTTTTATCTTTATCATAAGCCATTTCAAAATTAGCCTCAGAGTATATTCCTCCCAAAGCGTTTACTAAAAATTGATTGTTTGAAATTTCTTCAGGTGTACTACCTAATATAGTGATTTTTTTTCCTATTGATGCTGCGTTTTGTTTCCAATACTCTCCAGTGGCAACGAAACTTTGGGTTGTTTTTTGTGTTAAGTTTAATAAATCATAGTAATCTGTCACAGCTTGCTTAGCTGAATTTCTTTTTTCGTTATCTCCAAATTGAGTTTTTAAATATATTTGAGCTTGAGTAGCGATATCTATTTGCTCGTTTAGCGTTCTCATTAACTCCTTGTCAATCATGCTGGTTTTAGGAGCAGTAGCAAGTTTATTCATTTGCTCTAAATTCCAAACATCGGCATCACCTTGAACGCGTTGCATTTTTTCTATTAATCTTTTTTCCTCAGCTTCTCTTATTTTTCTTTCTTGCTCTAATTTTTCAAGATTAACTTTAGAGCCTTGCATCGCTTGATTAAAACCCTGTAAATAAGCTTGGGAACCTGTTGGGCCTGTATATAATCTTTTTGGATTTTCGTAACTCATAATTTATATTTTTTTAAATTCAACATCAAGTTTAGAGTAATCTACTCTATCATATCCGTCCATGTGATCTACAACTGCCTCTCGTGGTATTTCATCTGACATAACACCTTGCCATGTTCCTTCGCCAAATGCTTTGTTTATATATTCAAAAGCATATATGTTTAACCCACTACTAGACTTGCTTATAAGTTTTATATTCTTTTTAAGTCTTCTATCACTAGGCGGAGCTGGTGCAGCACCACCGCCCCAGTAACCAGCTTGTCCACCGCCGCTAGTTGCCATGCTAGCCGCTCCACCTATAATACTAGTGGCTCCACTAACTATAGATCCAAATCGAGCGCCTTTTGCTTGTTGGTAAGCTGCTTGAGATTGTTGATAAGCTGCGTTAGCGTTATCTACTTGTCCTGCTTTTCTATTTAATCTACCAGCTTCTCTACTTTCTCTACTTTGGAACTCAAACGTTTTACCCATAACATCTGCATTTTGAAGTCTTTGAGCTTCTTGCATTTTTATCATTTGATATTGTTGCTCTCCTTTTGCAAATAGCTGTTGGTTTTTAGCTTCCTGCATTTCCAAACTAGCAGATATTTTTTTCTTACTAGCTAGTGCAGCTTGTGCGAGAGCGGTAGCACCACCAGCGCTTGCTCCTGTAGCTCTTAATGTATCTAATGTGTTAGCTAAAGATATTTCAGCTTGCTCAGCCTGAAACTCAGCAGCTTGAGTAGCAACACCTAAATTAGCATACGGATTACTTATGTTTCCACTAGTATCTTTAACGTTAGCATATGGATTTATTATAGGTTGTCTATTATTTTCCAAAGCCTCTAACTCTCTTTGTAGTCTTTGTTGTTCTCTTCTAGCAGAATTTCTCTGACCTTGAGCTGATTTTTTAGCCTGGTTAGCGCCTATCATACCGCCTATACCTGAAACCACACTGCCTATTGCTGCTACTGCTCCCATATTTATAAATGTTTATATATTATATAATGTTTTTTTTCATCAACATTATAGTTTAGTTTTTTTAGTTTTTCAAGAACAGAGTCATAAGGTGTCGTGCACCATACGGCCTGTGCTCCTTTTTTTAAAGAAGATTCTACAGCTTCATCTATTAATTTTATTAATATTTCATTTCTATTTTCAGATCTATAATTAGGATCTGCTATTAAAAAATCACAATACCAAGTGCTAGAGTTTGTAGTATATATAAAGGTACATGCTACTATTTTGTTGTCTACAAAAACAGCTAAACAAAATTCTTTTGCTCTAGGTAATAAGTTTATATTTAAATCTTTTTTATTGTGGTACTTAAACCAGCTGTTTATTTTATTAAAATATAAATCTAAATCTATGTTTTTTATTTCTATCATACACTTTTAATAAGAAGAATCTTTATAGTTTGTAGAAACTGCAAATAATTCATTAGAACCTGATGTAGATGTATTTTCAGCTTCAAACGTTACTTGTGCAGTATATCCTTTTACTCCAGATATAGAATTACCAAAAATAACTTCACCTTGTTCGATTGCGCTAGTGTTGTATAAATTAGCAAAATATTTATCTTCTTTCTTTTTAAATTCGCTTTTTAACAATTGATCTTCTAGTTCTTGTAAAGTTGTTGCTTGAACAAATCTACCTATAGGTGATGATTGGTCTTGATTTTGAACTAAATCAGTATTTGTAACAACTGAGCCGGTGAACCAACCTCCACCACCTTCGTAGTTTAATGTTTGAAAGTTTTTAACTAAAGAAGGTTGAGCGTTAAAAATAACTGTTACAGAGGTGTTATATTGATTTCCGTAAAATTGAGCTCTATTTGCTCCTTCTGAATAGTGTTGATATATACCACCTGAGTTTGTAGAATAAAAATTATTTTGAACACTAACCATGTTGTTAGGATCATAACTAAACCTACTTGTCCAACCTTGCACTTGCTCGTCAAAATTTAATGTTTGAGTCTGTACCCCTGTTGCACCTGACTTTATAGCTATAGTATAACACTTGTTATGTATATCCCAACCACCAACAACACTTCCAGAACTTAATTGTGAAAATGTATCTCTGAAAAAATCATACATGCCATATGCTGATATTTCAGTTATACCATCTTGAGAAAGTCTTAAAACAGCACCTTGATTTGCATCTGCAAAATATTTTCTATAACCATAAACCGCAAAAGACTCGGGATTTGTTGATATTCCAAACTCACCCGCATAAGGTGTTATTGCACCTATTACTACATTTGAAGCAGTCTGTATAGGTTGACCTTCTTGAGTGTAAACAGCATCTTTATCTATTAAAGCTTTATTTACTTTATTTTCTTGAAATATAATTAAATTAGTATCTTCAGCGTAAAGTTTTTGTATAGTGCCTTTTTGAGGATCAACAGTTCTAGTAATATCTTCACCAGAAGGAAATTGATTTGTTTGGTTTACGCCTGTTCTAGAGTTCAATATACCAGAATACATTATAGAATTACCTTTTTGTTCTTGTCTATTGTTGTCAGATCTTAAAAAAGCTCTAGGAGCTAAACCTGTTTGAGCATTATTATACCCACCTCTTATTCTAGACTCTTCAACATACCAATTGTAAAGAATAGGAACATCTCCTTGAACTAACTTTTTAAGTATAAAAGTGTTATAGTATTTTACCGCCGTTTTAACTGCCATCTTGTATATATAGTTACTTGTTTATTTATTAAATTACTAGTTTGCAGGACCGTCAAATTGACCAGTGCTACTTCCCATGTCTACTGTTGGAAATTTACCTCTACTTCCATCACTACCAACGTACATTGGTGGCTCAAATTCATTTATCGTAGGAGATTGAGAAATAGGATAAACCGTTCCTGGAGGAGCTGGTGGATTCTGTGCGTCAGGCATGCTTGCTGGAGGCGTGTTATTCCAAGCTAAATTATAGACACCTTTTCCGCTTGAGCCCGTGGCAGCTGGTGGAATTAATGTTAAACCTAAGTTAACTAAGGCACAACCAGAAAAATCATAAGCTGGAAACTCTGAACCTGAAGCCGGTGTGTGACTTTGACCAGGTGTTAACCCTGATGAGATTGCTAGGTCAAAATTTGCTTGAGTCATACCGCCTGCCGCTGCAGTAAATGGAGATAACTGCCCCACATATCTCCATTGATAAGGACCAGCACTATAGCCGTTACTAGAATTAGTTAATTGTGATACAGCTTGACTCCAGCCAGCAGAGACGAAATATCCGTTTCCAGCAGAATCAGTTCCTTGAGTTGTATTATCTCCAAAACGGGCCAATGTCGTGTTGGACGATATTTTACTTTGTTGGTTTGCTATAGTTCCACCAGTAATTGCGGCATAAACATATATATAAACTATTTGATCTGTCCAGTTTTGTATTTGATAATAAGCATCTTGACTTCCATCAGCATTAAAAAGACCCGGTCCTGGATTAATATAGTTAGGTGGATTAGAGCCAGTAGCCGTGTAAAATAATGGATTATTTGGAGGATTTGACACATTATCATATGCACTAATTAACACCTGTCCAAAGAAAGTAGTAACACCCACGCTATATGTTATCTTTGCAGCAAAAGAACCATCTACCCCTGTATTGTAGCTTTGCAAACTATCTTTTAAACTCATCCAAATAGTGTAATCTTGATTAGCTGTATTCATTGGACCTGGAGAACCACCACTAGCGTTTGGGGCTGATGCTAATTGAAAAGAAACAAAATCACCTTGAAAAGAACCCGCTTGACCATCTTGAAAAACTGGCCAATCTCCAGTAGTTCCATTTTGATTTACCGCCAGCATGTCTGATATAGTTAATCCTGTAGGATTTGTTGTAGCGTCCCCGGGTATTATTGTTACATTACCTGTTGCTTGGGAAATTTTTTGTATTTTAGCTATTTGCCAACCTGACTGCTGGGTGCTAGATAAAAATATATTTCCAGTAGGACTAGAATCACCTAAAGAAAGTTTTCTAGCTGATCCATTTGTTCCTTTTGGAGATAGTGTTGTATTACTACTGTCAAGAGGAACTATCGATAGACTATTTGTTGTAACCGCTGTTGTGTTAAACACAGGATTAATAACTTGAGGTATAGAGTTTTCTAATTGTATAGTTAAAGATTGATCTACTTGTACGCCATCTTCTTGTTGAAAAGTTAAAGTAAATAAAAATTTACCTCTAGTGGCAACGTATACAGATTGTTCTAATTGTGATCCAGCATAAAATCTATCTGTAGTTTGAATTACATAACTACCTAAATTAGTACCTTGTGTTATTGCAAATCTATTTTGTCCTCCACCGGTATTATCACCCACTAAAACAGTAGTGTCAAGTTGATTATTTGAGTCATAAGCGTAAGCTACCCAGCCAGCTAAAGTTGTAGTTTGCAGTATTTGACCGCTTGCTAAAGGATAAAAATCACTAGTTATAATTGTATTGGATGACATTATTTCTTCAAAATTAATATTAAAATCTGATATACCAGTTATATTCACATCTGTGTTTTGTATATCTAAGTTTAACTCAGAAATTAAAGTAGAAGTTGAGGACTCATAAAATATCTCTATAGGAGACAAAAAAGGAGCTGTTTCATAAACCGCTAGTCCCATTGGAGGAGGATAAGGAAAATTACCATCTGTTATAGCTGGAACTGTATAAGAGGCCTCTCCTAGACCTACACCTTTTTGAGTTGCTACTTGAGCAACGAATGGTTTATTGTCAAAGTTATAAACAGAATAAATATTAACAAAGCCAGTTGGATTTTGAGTGCCTGGTGAAGGGTTTCCGTTAGTGAGGTTTCTTGTTAAATCAGGAAATAAATCATCTAATCCACCAACAATAACAACATCGTCAGCTGAAGATTCTGGATCAACCTGAGTATTAAATGTTTGATAATCAATTGGTGAAACTGTAGACTGAATTCCGTCTATATTAGTAACTCTAGGCCACATCATCACATCACTCGTGAAAGAGTTTTGAATAGGACCTACGTTTTCTAAATTTCTAGGTATTTTATTTATATTATCTCCGATTAAAGTTACAGTCGCAACTTCATTCTGCTCTTTTACCTCGTCATTTATTGGGTAACCATTTACTATGCCAGGTAAATATACGTTATAATAATCTTGCTGCTGCTGTTTAACTGCTGATTTGTAGGTGTAAAAACCATTTACATTTATATCATAAGTAGCATATGAATTTTTGTCAGACTTAGTTGGCTCTGGAGCACTACCTGGAGTATTATCAAACAAATAATTAGTATTTACTTCTTCTTGCGTAAAAAACTCAACTGCTCTAACACCATTACTATCGCTTATAGGAGTTAATGATTCTATTTCAGTGTAATCTATATAAAGTCCTTTTAATTTTTTACCTACAGCATAGTATTGAGCATATGTTGTTGGCCAGTCAGGAAACAAAGGTCTTAATGTGCTAGACGCGGCTCCTGTCGTGTATTTATAGTAATTATTTGTTGTATATAAAAGCTCCACTTTAACCACACTACCAACCGTTAAACCTGGACTAAAATTAATTTCAGTACCGTCTGGAATACTTCTTGGTGAGCTAATACTTATTTGACCACTAGACGAAGCTTGATTAATATCTACGCTAGTTACAGTAACACTTCCTTGACTAGGTATTGTTACAGTAGAACCTACTTGTATGTTGCCAGAAACTTGGGTAAGAAAAACTGTTTGACTCTGAACAACTCCAGTAGGGTTACCAGTAGTTTGAGCTGTTGTAGTTGGTAGAAAAGTTATAACTGTTGAGGTTCCGGCAGTAATTTGAGTTACTGAATATGTAGAAGGTTCTTGTAAAATCCAACCGTTTCCAGTGTCTATAAGAACATTTAAAGTATTAGCCGCGGCTATTGCGTCAGTATAAAGTATCTGTGTATTAAAAACAGATTGATTAGCTGTTGCTTCTATACAAATTGTTCCTAAGCTATTAAAGTAAGGATATAAAGCGCCTGGCGCTACAGAATCTCCATCTACTTCGTAATAATTTCCAACAGCATAAGCGCCTGGATACCCAGAAATACCAATATCTCCTTCTGGTATTTGCTGTAAATAATACAAAGCTAAAGTATCACCAGTCCATAACGGTAATTCATTCGCAAAGCCAACATTTTTATAGTCTAAATAAAAATTAGAACCTGGTTGAGGATTTCCAAGAGGATCCAATGTTCCGTCTTGATTAGAAAGTACAACATCAGTTTGTCTTCCGTATTTATCAGATAAAATTATACCTACTTGATAATTTCTATTTTGCTTAACAGAGTGTTGTGGATACTCTATAAATTGTTGTAAAGATTTACTGTCAACACCTACATAGTAATCTAGACCAGCTGGAGCACTGTATCCTTCTAAGTAATTGCCATACATAATTCTATTACCTGCGGTTTCTTGTGCTCTAGCTAAAACAGGAACTTTATCAAAAACCCTAGTTGACTGTGTAGAATCAAGAGTTTTTATAGGAATAGTTGATTCGTATGAATATTGAAAAATATTAGTATAATTTAAAGCCGCAATAAAATTAGAGTCAACTCTAACAGTCTCTATAACTTGATAGGCCTGCATGTCTGATTGCTTAAATATTATATCTATAGCTTTTACCTTGTATTTGTTTATTATATCAATACATGGTAGTTCTATATTTAAAACAGCATTGTTTATTGAATTTTGCATAAACTCAACAACAGTAGATGTAAAAGCTTTGTTTTCATCATCATTAACAAACTGACCTTCTTGAAATGGAATAAAAACATCTTGACTAAAAGGAGCTATTATAGAGTACTCATTGTCATCAAATTTAAATCTATAAGAAAATTTAACAAATCTCTCAGATAAATAATCAGGATCACCATTCCAGCCGGTGTAGTTTTGCTCTCTTACTACTCTAACAGAGAAACCATTTGACGGAAACTCTACGCCCTCTAAAATGTTACTAGTATCATTAAATTCAATGTATGAAGCTTTTCCTGCATTAGGATCTCCAGCAGGAAATATAGGATCACTAGTCCAAAACCTTGTCTTAGCTGTTAAATCAATAAAACCAAAAGCATCAGCGCCTCCAGTTGAAACATTTCTTCTTCTACCAGCAGGTAACACATTGGTTCCAAGTATGTCATTTCCTTCGGCTCCAGTTGGTTCCCATAAAAGAGGACTTTTCCATGAATCTGCTAAAGCAGATCCACCTGCGCTAGTGATAATAGATTGCCACTCAGTTAGAGAAGGTATATAATAGCCCACTGGTGCTAGACCTCTTGGATCTAAAACAGCCCATTTGTTGTATAAAACTCCATATGTTACACCGTTTCCATTATAATTAGAATAATAACACCAAGCACCAGTTTCGTTTTGATTAGCTAAATCCCAGTCAACTAAAGATATAACTTCTGGAATTAAATCTCCATTTCTATATACTTTTACATCTAAATTTTTTTGAGAAAACTTATAAACACCAACCTCAACTATAGGAGGATCTTGAGCGTCAGACATTGTTGAAGGTAGTAGTGACTCTACGTAGTCGTTAGCGGCAACAAGTCTAGCAGCATCTGCCCTTAGATTTAAAAAAGACGGAGGGGAATACGGTGCAAATTTTGCTACAGATATTTGATCTTCATTAAAATAATAACTATTATTTGAAGTTGCTATTGAAACATTTATTTTTCTAGGTTGATTTCTATTGTCTGTGAAGAACAGTTGATTCTCAATAAGACTAATTCCATTCATTAAATCTGATTGAGAAAAATTTAAAAAATAACCATTAACTATTGTTAAATCTGAATTAGTTAAAGTATTTAAAACACCTATAGTACAAATAGCACTTGAGTTAGCTCTAGCAACCTGATTCCAGTTTGTTCTAAAATAATAAATTAAACTATTAGCTTCATCAGCAAAAGTACCTATTATTTTATGACCTTTAATTGGTGTAGTATCAGTTGTTATATTACCTAATATTGCTTCTAAGGCTCCTACATCGCTACTTTCTGATCTAGAAACACTCATGTTTAAGGCGTCTCTATATTCGTTATTTGGAATTAATCTTTCATCTAAGTCCTTATTCATTTTAGACTTAATGAAACTATTTTTAGCTTCTGCCATTTCTTAGTGTTTAATCCATTTAGATTTACCTCTCATGACTTGAGTGATCTCATCTAGTTTTATATTTGATAATCTTATTTTAGCATTTCTTAGTTTAGAACTTTTTTCTTTTCTTAATCTTTGTACTACATACTCTGGTTGATTTATTCTTCCAGATATTAATGAATAAATAATAGAAGCATACATAGCATCTTCAGCTAGCTTAGGTACTCTACTATCTAAATCATAAGCTAAACCATCAGAAACATATTCAAATACTATTAACTTATTTACTAAATTACTTGAAAAAGAAAGTAAATTTTCTCTTTCATTTATGTTAAACCAACCATTACCTTGTGAGGTTTGTGGGTCTATACCATATAATTGCCCATATCCATAACCACCAGTTATACCCCAGCCATATCCATAACCATACCAATCACTTTCAGAAAAATTACTACCTGTTTGAGCAACTCCATCAATAAGATTAGAATCTGCTTTGTGCCATCTTTCCTGAGTTATTGATGTGCCCTCTAGATCATTTCCAAAGTTGTCCTGAGTTGGTATACCTGATGAGTCTTGAATTTGAGTGTAATATGGGCTTATTGTTATATTGTTTGTAGGATATATTATATGTTTAACACCTAATGCGTCTATCCAAGAGCATCTAACGTAGTTTACGTAATCTTGTGGTAAAACAAGAGTTAAACTCTGAGGTATTGTTAATTCTGAAGATTTTATACTTTTAAGAGTATCATAACTAAACTCTTGCATTGCTCTTTTAGCAAAAAATATTATATCACTTCTTTTAGCATTTGGTAATAACTTATCTTGACCAACATAGCCAACTTGAAAATTGTTTATTACGTCATTTAGTTTTATATATTGATAACCTCCATAGTTGTTTTCTGTTGCTTCGCCATAAGCTTTTTCAGCTTCTGTTTGACCATATTTCCCACCGCTCAATATAGTTAATTGAACTACAACGTACGCGTTAGCGCCTGGTTGAGCATCTAAAGTTACAGTTCTATTGTCAGAACCAACTGACATACTTGTTAACCACTCTGAATAAGAACTGGCCATTCCAGTTTGACTAGTATAAACTTTAAAATTATTTAAAGAGTAATTTGCTTGATTTGGGTTCCAATCACCAAGATATAATTCAGTGTTAAATGTAGTTTTAAACTCTTGATTACCGGCATCAACAGCGGCAGCTCTAAAACCTTGAGCACCAGAGTAGTATTGTTGTCCAGTTTCAGTTATAAGTCCATTATTAGGTGGTTGTATTGCCATGTTATATTAGTTTCTTTTATTTTGTTTTTCTTGTTGTACCTCTGCTGTAGCAGCTTGAATTATCAAAGGATCTTTTATTACTATTCCTGTGTATTGTAATATTTGAAGAATAACATTTGTTTGTTCTGTAGGGTCTAGTTCAAAATCAATAGAAGTAGAAGGTGACCAAACAAAACTGCCAGATGAAGAATCAAAGTTCCACATTACATCAGCTGGTTTTCTAATATAAGTAGCTTCAACTCTTGATGTTATAGTTTGTGGATATATAATTATTCTATTAGCAGGTTGTAATCTTTCGCCTTCAAATAAAAATACAGGAAAATAATCAGAAGGTTTAGTTATAGTAGATAAATTCATTAAGGCTAGTTCATTTCTTTGAACCATCTCTACAGCTCTATCGTCTTTGTATAAAACAGTACCTAGTTTGTAAAAATCTTGAGGAAACAAAACAATTCTTAAAGTTTGACCAGCGGCTAAAGAACCACCAGTTAGCTCAAGAGCACCACCTGTTATATTATAATTTGCAAATGGCAGTCCAGGTGTACCAGTAGGAGATTCTAGGGTAACTTGAACTATGCTTTGTTCTACCTGAGCTTGTGTTATAGTTGTAAGGGGATATGACGTTGAATTTAGAACAGTTGCAAAGGTTTGAGAGCCGCTTGCAGCTCCAGATGTCGGAGCATTAAAGTAGCCAGGGTTTGTTCCCGCTGGAGCTACATAAGTACAAGATCCTATTGTTTTGAAGGCATCTAGTTTTTGTTCTACGTTTTTATAACGATTTCCATATTCGTTATCATTTTGAGGGACACGCATTTGTTGATTTATAGTCTGAAAATAAGTGTCAATAATCTCTAATTGAACTTGAGTTGCTATTCTATTAAACTCATTTGGAGTTAAATAACCTCTTTGTTCTTTGTTTATTATCAACAAGACTGTTTTATAAACTTGATCTACGTTTATCGCCATTTTAATATTTTTATTATAATATTGGACCCGAGTAAACGGGCCCTATATTAGTATTACATGTTATTTAAACTTTTTCTCTATAGATTTAAATATTTCAACACCTTCGTCTGTTTTGAAAAACGAAGCCATTGCGGAGTAAGGATTTTCATCAAAAGGAACTGTAACTAGTTTCTTTCCATTTGTAGCCCAAGTAAAGAATCTTTGATCTTGAGATAAATTTATGATATTTGCTTCTACCGCTTTTATAGCAAAGTTTCTAAGCTCAACGTTTTCATCATTTATTAATTCTATAAATAACTCAGGATTACTTCTAGCAAATATAAGTAAATCTCTTTTAAGTTCCTTAGAACTCATCGTAGACACCTTAGATCCTATTTCTACCCTCATTATAGCTTCTGCTATATTTATATCCACATTTCTAGCAGCGTTTAAAGCGTCAACTTGAAGATTCAATAAATCTAGCTCATCGACCGCTACTTCTACGGGGTCAAATTCAAAATAACTTTTATTTCTTAATGGGTGGTATAGTGATAACAGTTTTTGTAAGTTTTGTTTTTCTTTAGTTACAGCTAATACTCCATTTTTAAATATAATATGACCTAATGTTGCTTCACCTTTTTGTTCTTCTACAAACGGAGAATCTTGATTAGTTGCATATCTAATTTCTTTTTGTTTTCCATTTTCTTCGTCAAAATACAATAAAGCATGTTTTCTTGTATGTTTAGAAGGTATAGTAAATGTTAGTGGTTCTAAGTTATTAGATAAAACATATTTTCTATCTTTTATTTCCCACTGATTTTCTTGTTGTTTTTTCATAATATAATATAATTAAATAATTTTAAAAGTAATAATTACCCCCGTAAATACAACGAGGGTAAAAATTACATTAATTTTGGACTATTTTTTATAATCCCTTGAACAATACAAAGTTGTTAGCAGCTTGTGTCACTAAACATCTTTCAGACAGGAAGTTAACTTCCATAGCATCTAGATCAGAAGTGAATGCACCACCAGCAGAACCAGTTAACCAAGACTTCATACGTCTGTCATCTCCTTGAGAAGCTCTATAACGCACGTGTAAGAATGGTCTTCTAATATTTGTACCTAAAATTTGATCGTAAACTGTAGAAGTTCCAGCAGGAATTAATACACCTTCAATTGAAGAAGGGCCAGAAATAGCGCCTCTTGTAGAAGCGTCATTTAGGTATTTCCAATCTGTTTTGTAGAAATCATAAGATCCTCTACGGAAACCGCTAAAGCCTAAGTTTAAAGCCATTTCTTCAGAATTCTCAAACAACCCAAAAGCAGTACCTCCAGCGTATCCACCAGAAATAGAAGCTAACATATCATCAAAATCCAAAGCAGTTTGTCTCTGTAAGAATAACATGTTTTCTTCAATAGCTCCTTGAGTATCTAAGTTCTTAAGTATTGCATCAAAAGCATCAATTCCAGCAGCAGCTGTAAATCCAGTCTGTACATTACCTCTATCTTGAATAGCCGCAAAAAGACCTTGTGTACCTTTTTGAGCAGCAGCTAATGCAGCAGAGTTTGCAGCAGCAAGTTCACCTTCAACCATTGACATTTCTAAGTAATCTTCAAAACGTAAACGAGTTTCAGATTCAGCTTTTAAATACCATAAGTATCCAGATGTACCGTCTTCAGTTGCAACTTCTACCCAACCGATTTGAGCCATATCAGAACCATTTACAACGTATTTGTTTCTAATTATGATTGGTGAGTTTGAAAATTGTGTAAATTGAGGTTCAACACTTACATATCCCGCAGGAGTAGCAGCGCTAAAATTAGGAGTTGAAGATCCTTTAGCATATTCAGAACCGTATACAAATACTTTTACAGCACCTACTAATCCAGCTCCTGCTAAGTTAGCAGCTGTGTAAGGTTGTACTGTAATAGTTGCACCAGCACCAGCGCCTGGAACAGAAGCAGAAACATAACATTTTGCTTCAGCACCAAAGTTATCCATAATTACAACAGTAGCACCTACTGAAATAACATTTTGAATATCTGCATTAGCAGCAGGATTAACCACTACAACACCTGTAGCAGATGTAAATGTACAGCCATCATAAGCGATGTGTAATCTATTTTGTTCAGACCAAATTACTTGATCAGAAGTCATTGGCATTTCTGCCCCTACCATACGTAAAAAACCAGATAACGTTCTGTTTCCATAACGCTCTACTTCTTGTTCGTATACTTCAGGTAAGTATTGTTGCGCGAAATCTACAAAGTCATTTGGAATACCTGCAGCACCACCATTATTAGTCCACTGTAGATAATTATTTGCTAAGATTTCTTGCGCTTGTGAAGGAACTAATCCTCCAAATTGCGGATTTAAAGCCATAATTTTTATTTTTTTTAGTTAAATTTTTTAGTTTTTATTCTTAATTTTGAAGAATCAGCACCACTTATAGACTTAACTTTTAATCCATTAACAAAAACACTACCAGTATTACCTTCTTTTCTAGGCTCAGTGGTTATGTTTTTTGACTTAGCAACAACGTCTTTAACAGCGTCAGCTTTGCCTTGTTCATAAAAGTGTTTGGCTATTGTATCTGCGTTTCTAGCAGCATAAATGGCTTTGTGGTATCCACTAGGATCTGATAGTTCATTTTTTTCATTTAAGAACGTCTTAACGAAATTGTTAATGTCTAACTGTTTTTCCATAACATCGCTTTTGTCTTTTACATTGTATCTGAAGTTTTTATCTCCTAAATTAAAATCGAAACCTTCGAATTTATCATTAAAAGTATCTTCAGTAACTTTCTTAAAAACTTCGCGTTGTTTAGATGCCACTTTTTGATCTTCATTATATCTATTAAAAAAGTCAATTGCTTTTTGTTGATCTTTATCTACGTTTGATTTCAACTTGATTTCATCGTAATATTTAGATTTAAGACCTTCTAAATAGCTTTTAGCTTTTCCAATTTCTTCTTTGTACGCTAGTTTTTTCTTTCTAACGTCTCTTTCTTCGTCTACCTCTTCATCATAGTTAAAATTATCTTCTAATAAAAAGTTAACTTCATCATATTCTAAATGTGGACGTGTATTTTTGTAGTATTCTCTAAGTAAAGTGTTATCATCAACATCTTCGTAATTAGCACTCAACCTTACATAATCTTCTATAGTAGAACCTGGTATTTCTTCCATAAAAGAAACTAATTTTTCAATATTTTCTGGTAGTTTTCTACCTAAAACTTCTTCGTCTCTTATAGCTTCTTTTACTTCTTTTTCAATTTCTTTTACTTTTTCTTCTGCTACTGGTATTTCTTTAATAACATTCTCAGCGGGTTTTTCGTCTCCTTGTCCCACTGTTTGCAATTCCACCTTGGATCCTTCTTCGCGTAACACGCTGCTCTCTGTTTCTTGTTTTTGAACGGCATCTGTTTCTTGTTTTTTTGTTAAATCAACTTTTATAGGTTCTTCTTTTTTAACAGCAGCTAGATCCATTTTTAATGTTGCTTCTGGCGTTGTTAATTTTTTAGGCGTTTTTTTCTTAGATTTTATTTTAAAATCTCCTTCCTGCTTTACAGGTTCATTTGTTTTTGTTTCTTTTGACATAATATAATATAATTAAAAAATTGATAATTGTTTTATCTAGGATCAAATTGCTCTAATCCAAAACCTCCTAAATTGTCAAATCCAGCGGATTCAAAGTCTTGAGGCAATGTGTTGTTTTGTCTTTGATTTATTAATTGAGATTCTTGAGTACCTTGCATTTTTATTCTATTATCTTTTCTGTTCTCAATTTCTCCTTCTTTTTTTGTTTCTGCACTAGATTTTATTTGCGCTAGCTGCATATTGTATTGAAACTCTTCCGCCATTAAAACTTTTTTGAGTTCGGCCTCTTGCAACATTTTTTTAATTTCAAGTTGCATTTTAGATGTTTCTATTTGTATTTCAGTTTCAGCTAAAGCTTGTTGTTTCTGCATTTCAGCTTCAATTGCCTGTTGAGCAGCTTGAGAATTTGCTTGAGCTTGAGCTTGAATATTAGCCATTTGATTAGCTTGATCTTGTTTTGCTTTTTCTTTTCTTTTCTGTTTTAAAAGAGCATTTGCTAATTTTATGTTTTTAACCTGTCGAATATCTATGGCATCATCTAAATCTATTCCGCCACTTTGTAAAGCTATTTGTATGTTTTGCTCTAATTGAGCTTTAGCTTCTTCATCTGGTTCTAGTTCTAAAAATATTCCAAAATCTTGCAAGTTTCTATCTTGTAATTCTTCTAATGTTCCAGTGTTATAAGAAGATATAGAATCTATTAAAGCAGCTCTAGTTAGTGGATAACTTAATGCGTCAGCTATCCTTAAAGCTATATTTTCACATGTTCTTAAAGTTAAAAACAAACCACCTTGCATAACGTGTCTTAACGCTGTATTTGAATTTGCCGCTGCAAGCTTCTGCAAACCAACTAAAGCATCCTTATCTGGAGTGCTAGCGTCTGTGGCTTCATTTAGGCCAGTCACATCTCTTATCATTTGCAAATAATATTGATATGTCTGTATTAGACTTGCTATTTTTTGACCTCCTGAAGATGTTTGTAATTCTTGAATTGGAACTTTGGCTCTATTTAGATCACCATCCTGAGTCATAGATCTACCTACTATAGAACCTGTTTGAAAATACATGTTCAATGCCTCTTGAGCATTGTAGTTTGTTCCATTTCCTAAATCTACTTCAGCTAAACCGTCTACATCTACAAAAACGCCATCTGGAACCATTCTTGATAAAACTTGTTGGAGCTTTAAATGTGTTAATTGAATCATGTCAGCAAAACCTGTTATTCTACTAACTGTAGACTCTATCATACCTTTGTATATTCTAGGAGCACATATAGAATAATTCATGTTAACTTTAGTAACATTAGAATTAGGTCTAGTCATATTTTCTGACAATCTCCAATCCAACATCATTTCATGACCTAATATTTTAGCACCAGTGTATAAAACTTCTATACTTCTACCTACTCTTTCAAAATTATCATTTGGTTGCGGATTAAAAGTATCTGGTTTTTCTAGAGCTTTTTCTAATCCTTGGTCTGTTTGTTTTATTTTAAAAACTTGATTGCTATAAGTTTTATATTCAAAGTACAATACTTGAACTTGATTATAAGAATCTTGTTGAGCATAGAAATTTCTAGTATAATTAGCATCACCAGGAAATTTTTCTATTTTCTTTAATTCTTCATCTGATAAACCAGGAAATTGCTTTTTTAATTCTACTAGACTTATAGATTTAACTTCTCCAGCATAATATATGTCATCAAAATTAGGATCTTCAGTGTAAGAGTAAACTAAATTAGCAGGATCTACATAGTTTATAGTAACACCATTAGCTAAATTAAAATCAGTTTTAACAGCGCTTATACCTATTATAGTTAAATCTTGTATTAACCTTTTTTTAATTAAATCATATTTATTAAAAGCTAAAACATTTTCTATTGCTTCTTCTTCAGCTATTTCTATAGATTGTTTGTAACTAAGTTGCATGTGCAAATCTAACTCTTGCTGAGATTCAGGTATATTGTTAGGGTCGTTTGTATTAAAGAAATTCATACCAGTTGCCTCATTTGTTGCTTGTATCATTTCCTTAGCATACATATCTCTCATTATAGCATCAGCATACTTTGTTCTTTGTTTTAAAGATTCAGGATCTTGTGCAAATGCTTTAATGTCAAATATTTTTTGAGACATTCCATTTACAATTATATCCACAAACTTAGGAACAATAGGAACTGGCTTCCAGTCTAAATTTAAATAAGATAAATCTCCATTTACAGCTAATTCATCTTTATATTTTTGTACAGGTTGTTCTCCTCTAGCATAAAGTCTTAATCTATGAAAATTCAACCAACTATTCTGATATCTATTGCCTAAACCACCTCTATCTCCAGAGAACCATTCTCCTTCAATAGCTCGTCCCACGGCATAACCGTAATCATAACTTTGCTTTTCTTCATCAGATACTACTTGACTAGGAAACGAACCTACGTAATTGCTATAAATCATTTATTTATTATTTTTGAACTAAATCCTTTATTATCATACTTTTTAAACCCTAAAGGTTTTTGTTCTAATTTTCTTTTAAAAACTGGAGTATATAAATTTTTATTACAAGCCATAAGAGCTAATCCTGAACTAATAGAAGCATCATGTTTTGTTCTGTTATTAATATCAAAAGTTGCCCAGTCTTCCAGTGTTCTTTGAAAATAAACATCACCGTATTTTTCCCCTAAATTACCCACATTGTTTTCTATATAAGTTTCTATAGCGGCCGCGTGAGCTTGCTTTATGTCTTGACTAGAATTAGGTATTCCACCTATTTCTCTTTCTGTTATTGAAAGTTTAATATAAACCTTATCAGGTCTATTCATACTGTATCCTCTATAACCTCTTCTTTTAAAGTGATATAGTAATCTTGGCTTATTATTTTCTGCTAATAATGGCATACCGTAAAATACACACGCCATTAGTACATCTTCAAAAAATATTTCAGCTGTTTGAGGTCTTGCTATATATTCTAAAAAAAACAAACTATTAGGCACGTCTTCCATTGAAAACTTAGTTAATCCGTGAAGTGATCCGTTAGAACCTCTAGAATCAACAGTACCTGATATATCGTAAGGATCACAACCAAATGCACCACAGTGTTCATTTCCAGGATATTTAATTCCATTTTTAATAATAATTCTATTTTGTAAATCAAATGGTGGAACCCAAGTTATATTAAATCTACCATTTTTATTTGGAACGAATAACACGCTAGTGTCTTTTATACCATTCTGCCATTGAAAAGAGCCTTTTGTTACTAAAGTTTCACTTCTAGCATCTTGATTGTAATCAATTTGCTCATATATTTTTGTTAAATTAAATAAAGACTGTTTAGCTTCATCTCTAAAAGCGTGTTGCTCTGTTCTTGGAAACTGACGATAAAATTCATTTAAACCGTCTTGATCTTTCTTTAATCCATCAACTTCATTTTGCCAATACTCTATTACGCCTATCTTTATTTTATTTCCGTGAGGACCGTAAGTTTCTTTTTCTGGAGTTTCAAACACAGGTATTCCATAAGAATCAATGTATCCTTCGTAGTTCCATTCCATAGGTACGAACAGAGAATATAGTCCTGAGCGAGTCTCTCCATTGGCGTTTCTTTCTTCAACGTTTGAATCATAGTATAGTTTTTTAAAATTACTACCACCCTTGTCTAAGGCATTTGAAGTAGAACCCATCATACATTTACCTATAATTCTTCCACCTAGTCTTAATGTTGTTTTTGTAACTCTCCAGTTATTAAGTATATTATTAGGTTTTTCCCATTTACCACTTTCATCGTGAACTAATAATTTTAGCTTTTCACCATCATAAGAGTTATCACCTGTATTTTTCCAATCAATTGTTGTGTCAAGACCTGTTATTTCTTCAACTGTTTCATTTGTATCAAGTTTTCTTCTTGTAAATTTAGACGCTGGAACTCTATAAGCAAGCTCGGTCTTTGGTCTATCCATTCCGTCTTGTATTGGTTTGAAAAAGAACGGGTAGTTAACTGATATCGGTACAACTTTATCCGTGAACATTTTTTTAGCATCGGGGCCAGATTTAGACAATATGCCAAACCGTGAGTCTGAGGATATTGTTGCCATATTGACCGATTCAGCTGAGGACATGAAAGAAAATCCTGATCTACGGTTTTTAAGATAACACATTCCATAACATCTTTCGTCTGCTTTGCAAGCTTCCCAGAATATATAGAATAATCTGTTTGATTCCCTAAAATCTGGCTGCCCAACATCAATTTTGGACCATTGCAGGTACATGTAATGAGTGCCAGTGATATAAGTAGCAATACCCTTGTTATAATACCAAAAACCTTTTTCTCTTCTTTCAAATTCTATATCTATGTAGTTATACCATTTTTCTTTAAAATCAACTGGATATTGTTTCCAATCAAATACTGATTTTATTTTTTTTAATTCTTTTGGATATTCAGTGTATTCCCATTTATCAGTTTTAAAGCTATGTACTTCCTTTGATTCAGGTAGAGCTATTTTTAAGTTTTGTATTTCGTATATTTCACCTATTGTTCCATCTTTGCTAATAACAACGACATCGTGCTCCTCATTGTACCCATATTCCCATTTATTATACCTATTTAGTCTTTTAATAACTTTGGGTTTTACATGGTCTTTTAAGACTTTATATAATAATTGATTATACATTAACTTGATCTTCCTTCAGCAAAACCTTTAAAAGTTCTTTCTTCTTTTACTTTTTTAGGTTTTTCATTTAACAAACTTTCTTCGTCCTCAATACGACTAAGTATTTCAAAAGCATCAAATATAGCCAGCTTTTTAGTAGCTGCCGCGTTTTTAAGTCTGTCGGCTGTAATGTCATCTCCTGAATCAACAATAGCTTCTTTAGCCACTTTTATTAATTCTTCAACTGCTATTTGCCCAGCTTGGATTATATTCTTCTTCGTTTCCTTGGTATTCATATTTAATTACAATATCATTAGATTTCATACAATAAAGTCGTTTGTCTTCTACAATAAACTCCCATTCTCCATTAGGCGTATAACCAACAAGGTCTCCAGGGTTTATTTTAAGCGCTTCTAAGGACTTATTACCGTATTTTAATATACCTATAAGGTTTTGTTCTTTATCAACCGTTAGATTGTCATTGCTTTTTATAGGTGACACAAAACATCTATCGTTTATAGTTTGCCAATCTTTATTGTTTTTGTATAAATATATTTGATCAGCGGCACAAAAGTAATAATCATTATTAAAGTAAGATCTACTTTTTTTCTTTTTACCTTTAATGTCGTAAAAAGTTCTAAATACATTTTGATGTATAATAATTAAGTCACCTTTATTTATTGGTGTTGAAAAAGCAATTGGTGTCTCTACAACTATGGCTAGTCTATTTACAAACTTCCAGTTTTCAATTTTTGTATTTACAATTAATTGTTTACCTTCAATATCTACTAAATTGTTGTATTTATCTCCTATTGGTTTTACAATAAAGTCATATAAACTTTTCATTAATATTGCAAGTCGTACTCAACTGATATTGCCATGTTAGAATTAAATTTCTTCCACGGTAAAACCTCGTCTTGTTTTTTAATATGAATATTGTAAGAATTATCTTTTTCATCTAAGATTATGTGTGATATTTCATGACCACCATAAACTTGTTGCCCTACAGCGTAGTGCATTGCATCGTTTTTATAATCTGACCCAATGCTAATTTTTCTTATATTACTTGACATCTTTTTTATCTATCTTAGTAATAGTACCGTTTTTTAAATCTATATTAACGGGTCCGTATTTTTCTTCTAAATCAGATTTTGTTTTTTGAATATCATCACTAGTATTTTTAACTTGTTGATGTATGTTCATTTTTTGCACATCTAAAACACCTAAACCTCTTAATAGTTCGTTTAGTTTTTGTTGCTGTGTATTAACTAATTCTAATTCTTCTTTTGTTATTTTTTTAGCTTTTGCCATAATTTAATTTAATTTAATTGTTTATTATAATAATACTATTTACATACTATAAAATCGCTTACAGATACGCCAGTTCCAGCTACAGCTGTAACGTACTCTACAGCTACCGGTAATATTGATCCAGACTGTAAACCCGCGAATGTTATAGCTTGCCCAGCTATAGGCGCTCCACCACCAACTGCGGTAACACCTGGTAATATAACACTAATAGTTGCGTCTTCTGGCATTACACCACAATATATCACTGAAGAATCTAAATTAGTACCTAGTGTTCCACTACTATTTTGAAATAACCAAGCCGGTCTAACATCTATACTAGCTATCATAGCCGCTGTTAAAGGCATAGCTTGTCCTACTATACCGTCATTTGTTGGAAATTGTCCCATTTTTTTTTATTTATTTATTACTTATTGATTTATATTTTTCAAAACCACGCGAGCCAAAGTAAGCTACATATACTGTTGTTAACAATTGTTTTAATAATTCTATCCACTCTTGTTCAACTGTAAAAGATATTTCATGATGACTATCAACCCATATAAAAGCTATAGCCATAAAAGATAAAAATATAAGTGCTAATGGACGCGTGTTTTTACTAAGCCAAGAATCCGATGTCATATCAGACTCCCAGCGTCTTGTTATTTGATCTTCAGCTGTAGCAGCTGCTTTTTCAACTATAACCTGTATTTCTTTTTTAATTTGAAGTTTTTCTTCTTCAGTGGTTGTTAAATTATCAATAACTTCACCAACATCTTTGATTACATTACCGCTTAACCATTGCCAAATTTTTTTCATATAATTATTTTATTCTATCATAATACATAATTGAGTTTCTATCTCCTGACATAACAACTTTGATTCTATTGCTATTTATTATTTCATATACTAAGTCAGCGTAAAAACCGCCAAAAGATTCCCAAGAAACAAAAGTGTATAATTTATTTTTCTTAATCTTAACAAATTCTTCAGGTGAATATATAAAATCCATATATAAACAACCTCGTTCATCTTCTTTTTTTATTGCTTTGTAGTTTAAAAATTTAAAATGATCTGTTTTCTTGTGTTTTGATATAATTAAAGTATAATCAGTTTTTTCACTTTCCCAGGTTCCTACGAAGTTTTGTAAATTTTCTTGTGACGATATTGTATTGATAAAAACAAAACAAAACGCTAATAATAAGTTTTTCATATAATTAAATTTAAATGTTATATTTATATAATTACACGTTTTACAATTATTTACGCATTCATTTCATAGTTATTGTTTTGGCCTCGTGATTTTAAAGCATCAAACTTTATTTTTCCATTATCATTTTTATCGACCTCAGCAACTTTATTTAAAGCTTCTATTAAAGATTCTTCCGTAAAATTCCGTAAAAAACCGGATTGATCACTTTTACCTCTTTCTTCCAGTCTTTTGTTTAGTTTCTCTGAATCCCATTGTTCTCCAGGTTTCATACCTAAATGAAGCCTAAGTTCATGAAAATTAGCATATAATTCACCAGGAGATCTGTTATAATTTTTAACTCTATTTTTATCTATATCAGGACTTACTTCTAATATGCTTCTCAAATAAGGATCCATTGCCATATCAAGACCTGTAGAATGCGTTAACTCATGACCACCGATTCCTTTAGAAAAATTTTGTCTTGAAGGTGATTCTGATCCATGCATTGCTGCTTGAAAGTTTGTTATACCTCCATCTGCCATTATACTTCTAATATCATCTCTAGATAAAAAAGTATCAAAATCTTGACGAGGATAAGAGTTGTTAAATCTTTTTTGATCATTTATTGGTCTAAACGAAGCATTAACCATTTCAGGATTTATATAAATATCATCATTAACAGACATTACAGCATCTGGCCTTGAGCTTCTACCCTTAAACACCTTATCTAAATTTGGTGCTTTAGTATTATCAGAGTTTATATAATCTTCTTGATTAAAATAGCTTATTTCGTTTTTAGGGCGAAAACGTTTTAGATTTTGACTACTTATATAACCTGCAGAATTATCGTCTCCACGCTGCATTAGATGAAATTCTTTGTCTTTAAGACTAGATAAAATATTGTCTAAATCTGCTTCGCTATAAAGACTTCCAGCTACGTTTTTTTGTCCAGGTTTAGCAAGTGGGTTTTGTTTTAATGTATTAAAATTTTCACCAGCTTCAGAGGTTAAGAATTGAGATTCTCTTATATTACCACTATGTTGTGCTTGTTCTAATATTCTCTTTCTAGTTATATCATTACCAAACCAATCATTAAATTTATTTAAACTTTGATATTGATAATTTTGTAAAGGATCTCTAGTATCTAAATTAAGGTTTTCAATAGAATCTGATACTGCTTTTTGTTTTTCTTTGTTGCTTAATCCAAACAAAAAATTACCGCTGTCTCTAGGGTCATGTAGGTGACCAGCATATGGATCTAAACTATAACCAGTTTTTGCAGTAGCATCTGATGGAAAATTTGGATTACTTAAGTTAGTATCAAATAAAGACGTTTTCTGTCCATAACCTACATCAGTAAATCCAAAGTTTTTACTAGAAGCATCTGGCATAAGACCTGGTTTGTTAGAAAATAAATAAGCTTCTAGTTCAGCATCACTAGCTTTAGGGTATAGTTTTTTCATATCAGCTAGCCTTTGATTTCTAAAATCAATATTAACTTGATTTCTTTTTTCATTATCTAAAGCTGATTTTCTATCTTGTTCGGTTTTGAAATTTTTATTAATATTAAAATTATTATTAACTTTTAATTTATCTTTTGCAACTTCTCTTTCAGGATCAATTTTTTTAGAAAAAAATCCATTAGGATGTGTTTTAGGGTTTAATGTTCCGTCGTGCATTCTAAGTGGACTGTGATTAACACCACCTTGTAATCCTTTAAAATAATTTTTCTTAAATGCCATAACTAAGCGTTTTTAGTTTTATTATATGCTTCTTTTTCCCAGGGTAGATTTTTAGCTCCTTCCGCCATATCTTCTCTGGAATATCTTTTGCCCTTCCAATAAACATAATCGTCATCATAATCTAGATCATGCCTTTTTATTTGGTCTATATGTACTTTTTCATGCTCAATAACGGATTTTAGTTGAATTGGGTCTTTTATTTTATTATTAACAAGTATACTACCACTACTAGTTGCCATGCCTAATGTATTGTCGTCCATATCTACATGTATTATGGGCGTGCTACCTGCTTTTTCGTCATATGGAGATCCTTTCATTTTGAAGCCCATTTTCAAAGGAGATGTTCTTTTTGCTTTAGCCGCTTTTAAAGCCGCATCGTTGCCTGTTCCAGAACCACTTCTATCACGCACTTTATTCCATTCAGAATTATGCATCATAGAGCTCCAACAATGTTTTATAGGTGAACTCATATGTTAATTTTATTAAAATAAGCCCGCGACAATTAAGCCGCGAGCATATTTAGGTTAGTTAGTAGTATTAAGCTATTGCAAAGTCAGAAAAATACATTTGTACTGGAGTTGCTGCTTCATCAAGTCCTAATTGAACTGTTGATTGCACACCTCCTGGATTAGCTGTCATTGCTGCATATACAGCTTTTTGTGGTGACTTAGCTCCATTTGTGATTGTTGGAACACCAACAGTACCATCCTTAGTTGTTGTTACAGTAATGCTTATTACTTTTTGACTTAAAGTTGTAGCTGGTATAGTTCCTGCACCATCAGCAGCTATAGTGTGCTCTGCTTGAATGCTTGCAGCGCCTTCTAACACAATTGATAATACTCCTGATCCTGTAGCGTATGATACGCTTTGGATTTGATCTACGTTGACTAATTCAATTCCTTGTGTTGCAAGTGCTGATGAGTCAACAATGTTGAATTTTAAAAATTTTGACATTTTGTTTTGTTTTTTGGCTTTTAAGCCTGGTTTGGTTTACTATTATTTTGAGTTTTATACAGTTCTCTACTGTTTTATCTTTTCATTCCACACATAGATGCAATGCCTTTTTTCATCATAAGTGCTGGCTTAGCTAAATCTCTCATCATAAGAGCAGGTGCTCCAGAAGCGTCTCCAGCATATCCCATATCACCACTTGCTCCAGCTATTTGGTTAGATCTCATATCTTCTGCTAAAACATTGTGCCCCATATCGCCAGCCATTTTAATAGGCATTGTTTCACCGTCAACCTGCATTGTAGTTGCTGAAGGATCTTTCTTTAAAGTTTCTGCTTTAATAAAACCTAAGTTTTTAGCTGCATGATCTTCACCATACATTTTAGCTGGGTGATTAGGCCCACAGTGTTTAGGAGCATGCTTATCGTGCTCACTGTTTTCTAGATAATGTAATCTAGCTTTGTCTGACAAATCTTTGTTATATGCTTCTCTAGCATCATATTCTTGTCCTGAATATCTTGGATGATTTCCTGAGTATTTTCCCATTGTTTTTGTTTTTGGTTTGGTTTATTTTAATTTTTAATTTTATCTAATACGCTTTTTCCAATACTGAATAACCCACCTGTTGCCACATCTGCTATTTTAGTTTTGTTTTTATTGACAAAATTTTTAGCTGTACTAGCAAAGTTACTAACTTTTTCACCAAATGTTTTTGGTACAGTATTATCATACTTCCAGTCTAACTTGTCATAAACATCTCTTCTTCCTTTGCTACCGGGAGGATTGTTTTTTAACATTTGACTTTTTATAGCATCTACACCTCTGTTCTGCAAGTCATTTGATGATACCTCTATTGAAGACCCATCGTCTTGCAATATGTTTTTAGTTTTGTGATGATTTTTAATTGGTGATGGCATAATTATTTTTTTTAACATTTCCAGCGTTTACGAGCTGCTTTACCTCTTTCGCCTGTCCAACCTTTAGACCTAGCGCAGAATGATTTTCTTCTTTTTGCAGCTTTACTACCAGGTTTTACATCACCCGTTACTGCTGTCTTTAATTTACTACCAGGATTTTTTTTCCTATATTCTTTTACTCCTTTACTGGTCATACCAGCTCCTTCTTTTGTTGATCTAAAATTACGACCTTTTCCTTTTGTAGTTTTTCTTATTTCCTTTTTTACACGTTTTTTTTTTAATGGAATATCATTAACATCTCCTTCCATTTTAATTGGCACGCAATTATTTACCATTTTAACTTTACCACTAGCTGTTTTCTTTCCAGATGGTGATTTTTTCTTTCCGTCAGCTTTGTAACCTTTCCAACAAGTGTCTGCTTTAAGTAAAGGACTTGTTTTTGCGGCGTGCTGTATTTTGCCTATAAACATATTATCCTAATTTAGCTCTTTTAGTTATTGGCATACCTGCTCCACATTCGCAGGGTGCCTTTAATATTTCCATACCTTCTATACCAGAGCTATTTCCTCTAGCGTGTGCTCTACCAACTTGGTCTAACGGACCGTCCCAAACATGGGATTCTCCAACTATACCTACTTTGGTTCCAGGCTTTAATTTTTCCATTGCTGGATCATATTTTGAATGATGCATAATTTATTTTTTTAAGGGGTTTTGTTTTTTTTCTTTTTCTTTGTTTTAAAGATGTTAATTGATCTTAATAAATTACCAACTCCGCTACCAGTACCAGTTTGTCTAGCTTTCCACTTATCATATCTTTTTTGTATTCTAGCGGCTTTATTTAATTGACCTTTATCTGTAGCATCTTTTACTCTAGCTGTGTAAGTTTGCGTGTCTTTTTTATAGGTTCCCCAATAAGGATCTCTAAATTTATTTGTAATGTTATTATTAACTTTATTATTGTTTAAATTATTATCTAAAAAAGAATAACCATCACCGGGTCCACCTGGTGAAGACGAGTTTTCATTGTTTGATGAAGTATTAGACAAATTTATTTTAGCTGGATTAGCATAATTTCCTTGAGAGTTGTTTCCAGTGCTACTTGTTGGTAGGCCTGGTAAAGGCAAACTAGAGTTCATTGGGTTTTTGTCAGTTGAATACCCTCCTTTATTAGAAGAAGAAGAATTTAAGCCTAAGCTATTTACTGAACCTAATACCTCTAAAGCGTTATATGTATTAGGGGCTACCGCTTTATCATAAGCCGAAGGAGGGTCAATTTTTACTGGACTTCCTTTCATTGCTAAAGCTGGATTATTAACATTAACAGCTGCAGTTCTTTCCATCGTATTGCCATATACTGAATTAGCCTGCAATTGTGTATTTTCACTAAAAGGGCTAGAATTACCCTCAATAGGGTCTAATATTGGTTTGTTATTTAAGCTATTATTCATTTGTTCTGTATTTGAATTTTGACTTGAAAAAGTAGGAGCTCCACCATATCCATAAAGTTTTTGTTGCTGCATTTTAGCATCATAATCTTGTCTTTGTTTAAACTGCTGATATCTTATGCCTTGCCTATCTAAATCGCTAACGTTTTCCTCGCTAAATCTCAAGTGATCAGGTAAAGTCCAACTATCATACTTTCCAACAACATTGTCACCTAGTCCATTTGCCCATACTTTTTTTTGACCATCTACAATTCCATCTAAATTAGCATCTACACCACCTCTAGCTTTGTCGTCAGCCATTTTTTTCTGTATATGATCAAGACTGTTCCAGTGGTCTATGTCGCTCTGAAGTTCCTTATTTCTAGTGTAAAGTTGTGTTGATCTAAAAGCCATTTATCTATTTTTATCTTTATTAACATTATTTATTGCTTTGAATAGAACTTTTTCAGTATAACTTCTTCGCTTCATAATAATGTTTCTTCTTTCGCTAGTAGGAATATCTTCTTCACCTAGCATTATTTTGTAAATTCTATTTATCAGTTGTTTGAATTTAAAAGAACTTTTATATATATTATACTTTTGTGTAGTTCTATTTCTATTTCTCCAAACAACTATCCAGTCTTCTTTTATTAATTTATTCCATCTTCTGTTATTCCAACTATAAGAATAAACACCTTGTTTAAAATCTTTTTTGGTAAAATACTCTATACAATCTAAATATATTAACAATTCAAGTTCCGCGTCTGTTAAGCCGTTGTTCTTACAAGCCCATTTGCGTATTATACGGTAGTGTTTTAACAGATTGAGTTCTTTTACATCATCTGCATCTAGCTTTCTCATACAACAACGACCACGTCTTGCGATTTTATAACGTGATATGTATTTTTATTAAATTCTATTTTATGACCAGCATGTCTATCAAAATATATAGTATCATTTTTCTTAATACCTGCAACTTCTTCACCCACTGATACAACGTTGGCTTTTCTATATCTTAAATCTTCTTTTTGATTTTCAGATAACAATAGTCCGCCTTTTGTTTTTGTTGTACCTTCTTTTTCAATATTAATAACTAAGTTTCTACCTATTGCCTTCATCTATTCTTAAATTATTAATTACACAATTTGTAGATAATATTGTAGTTGCCACAGAAGCCGCGTTTTTAAGAGCGCTTTTTGTAACTAATAATGGATCAATAATACCATTGTCAGTCATTTTTACCATATTTCCCGTAACCACATCTAAGCCAAAACCTTCTTTTTTTGAAAATTCTAGTTCTAACCCAGCGTTGCTTAATATTGTTTTATATGGTGCGATAATAGCTTCTTTTAAAACGTTTTCAGCTTCATTAGTGTTTTTTAAATAAAGTGAAGCATTTAACAAAGCAACACCACCTCCAGGAACAATACCTTCTTTTACAGCGGCTTTCGTAGCACAGATAGCGTCTTCAACTCTATCCATTTTTTCTTTTAACTCTATTTCAGAGTTAGCTCCAACCTTAACAACTGATATTTTAGAAGATAACATCGCTAGTCTTTTTTCTAGACTAACAACCTGGTCAGGTATTTTACATGTTAAAAGCTTTTTCTTTATATCATTTATAATACTTAAACAATCTTTGTTTGGTTGTTTAAATTGCAATATAGTTTCAGTTTCACTTGTTATTGATTTTAAACAACTTCCTAAATGCTCAAGTTCTATAAGATCCATATCATCGCCTAAATCTTCATTTATTAGTGTAGCACCTGTTAACAAAGCAATATCATCAAAAGTTTGTTTTCTATTAGTTCCATATATAGGAGCTTCTATGACATTTACCTTTATATTGCCTTTTGTTTTGTTCATTGCAAGCGCGGATAAAACCTCGTTGCTAAGATCTGCTATTATAAGTAATTGTTTATTATTTTTAATAACATGCTCTAAAACAGATTGTATTTGTCTAATACTGTCAACTGCATTCTCTATTAATAAAACAAGAGGATTGTTTAGTTCAGCTGTTTTTTTAATTTTATTAGTAACAAAATGAGTGCTAGTTAATCCTTTAAAATATTGTGATCCTTCTATTGTTTCTAACTCTGTTTCACCAGAGTCAGATTGCTCCATCATTACTACACCAGTGTTGTTAACTGATTTAAAAGCTTTGCCTATTATTTCGCCAAGGTTTTTATCGTTATTAGTGGATATTGTAGCAATTTGATTTATCATGTTACCTTTAACAGGTTTTGATATATTTATTAAATAATTAATAACCTTATCAACTGCGCTATTTATTCCATCTTTTAGATCTCTACTGTTTATTTTATCAGAAACTTTATATGCTTCTTTTAATATAGAGTGAGCTAAAACAGTCGCTGTGGTGGTACCATCACCCGCTTCTTTTACAGTTTTTTTTGCAGCTTGCTTTAATAAGTTGCAACCTAAGTTTTCTACAGGGTTTCTTAATACCACGCTTTCAGCTACTGTAACTCCATCTTTTGTTATTGTAGGGTTTCCTAATTGATCTTCTAACAAAACACAACTTCCGCCAGCTCCTAATGTTGAACTAACTGCCTTTGCTAATTTGTCTATACCATTAAAAACCTCTTCCTTAGCCTCTTTACCGAAGCTAAGATTTTTAACTATTTTGTCTGACATTTATATATTAAATTAAATTAAATTAAATTGATTTTTTATTCAAATGTTTTTACAACCTTTGGTCCTTTTATAAATTCTACTTTTTTAGAGTAATGATTAACACTTCCGTCTATAGCGGACTCAGCGCCTTCAATTGTTTCTCTACGAGTAACATCATGCCATTTTTCACAGCAATGATCTTCTTTTGGATCACAAGGGCAATCAATATCTTTGTGTTCTGTTTGATAAAAACCGTTTGGCAACTGAACTATTCTCCAGTTTTTCTTTTCGGCTAAATGTTTCCAAAGTTTTATTTGGTCTTCGGATATTTTTGGTTGTGGTTGACTACTCCACGTATTAGTCTTGTAATAAAAATACGTCATCGGTATTGGTTTTTTAATTAATTTTTGGTTTACTCTTCCCGAGTAGGGTATATGTTTATTATTACCTGTTTTTTGGTTTTTTTACTCTTCTTTTAACTCTAGTTTTATTTCTTCTTTTATTATTCCTATATTACCATGTAAACTAGATTTTATAAAATTTATATAATCTTCATCTTTAATAATAGGAAATCCTTCAAATTCTCCTTGTATTTCCTCTGGCGTGGAATTAAGCCAACCTGACCTATTTGCTGTTTTTGAAGTTTTATTCCCTGTCAATATCCATTGTATATCATATTCAAAAGACTTGTTGTTTACATTTTTTACCGTATTACAGTTATATGTCCAATTATATTCTATTGCCATTTTATTAATTTATTTGTAGTGCATCTTTTGTATATTCTCTATTTTCTTTTGTTTCAAACAATCCAGACATATGAAACAACCCGTTTTTCTTCCATTTACCGTTCCATTGCTTACCGTACTTAGTCCAACGATCATGAGCTTTAGCAAACTTCCAAATTTTTACTCCATTATCTTTGCCTTTAAATATTTTATCGTACTTTTTTACCCAATACATATCAAAAGGGCCTATAGCTCTAGCTTGTAGCATTAAATCTCTAGTTCTGTGATCAGCTTTACCAGTTACGCATATATCAATATCTGTTGTTGGCCAGCCCTCGAGTATACCACCAACTATATATAGCTTATGGTGCAGCCAGTCTATCTTTAACAATTCTTTTATATAACTTTTATATATGCGATCTTCTAATCCATGCATATAAGGTATAAACATAAAACTACCGTTTACATTTTTAACTTCACCTTCTAAGTTATCTTCGAATTCGTTCCAAAAAGTTTTAAGCATCTTATTTTACTTTGCACTATTTAATAGTCCGTTTTTAAACGTATACGTTACTTTACCTATAGAAAAGCTAGTTGTTGCTCCGCTTACTGAAGCGTCGCTTCCGTTTTTACCATCTGCTCCTGCTGCACCGGTAGCTCCTTGTGGACCAGTTGCACCTTGTGGACCAGTGCTTCCTGTATCACCTTTATCTCCTTTTGCACCTGGGCTTCCGTTAGTTCCATTAGAACCGGCTGCTCCAGTACTACCTTTTGGTCCAGCAGGGCCTGTAGATCCCGTATCACCTTTAGGTCCTTGACTACCATTTGTGCCATTTGTACCAGCAGCTCCTGTATCACCCTTAGGTCCAGTGCCACCAGCTGCTCCAGCTGCTCCGGTGTCTCCCTTAGGTCCTTGAGCACCTGTACTTCCTTGAGGCCCGGTTGAACCAGTATTACCTTTATCTCCTTTAGCTCCATTAGTACCGTTAGTGCCGGCCGCGCCTGTATCACCCTTGGGTCCAGTAGGCCCTTGTGGACCAGTTCCTCCGGCTGCACCAGTATATCCTCGTGGTCCTTGCGGTCCTGTACCACCGGTAGCTCCAGGATCTCCTTTTGCACCATCTGCACCAGCTGCGCCCACTGATCCCGTATTACCTTTTGGGCCAATACCACCAGTTGCCCCGGCAGAACCTGTGTTACCTTTAGGTCCCGTCGGTCCTGCAGGTCCTACGCTACCCGTATCACCTTTGTCTCCTTTTGCTCCGTCATCACCGTCTGTTCCGTTAGAGCCAGCCGAGCCTGTATCACCTTTTGGTCCTTGTGGACCGGTTGCGCCTGTATTTCCTTTTGGTCCAATTCCTCCAGTAGAGCCTGTGTTACCCTTCGGACCTTGTGGTCCTGTTGGACCAGTTGCTCCATCATCACCGTTAGTACCGTTTGTACCGTTAGCACCAGCTGGTCCTCGTGGGCCAGTTGACCCTGTATTTCCTTTAGCACCCTGTGAAGCTGCGGATGAAGAGTCTTTACCAAAAGCATCCTTTATAAACGCATGTAATTCTTCTACATCTTTTCTTATGTCTTCTACCTGTTTTAATAAAAATCTATTTACTTGATATAGCCCATCATCATTAAAAACATTACTTATATCTGTTAGAGATGATAAATCATCTGATATCTCTTTAGATACAGTTACTTCCCCATCACTACCTTTAGATGCAAGTTGTTTAGAACTACCTTCTTTAAATAGTTTTTTACCTCTTATATTGTCGTTTATACTTGCCATTGTATTATATTAAGTTACTGTATCAAATTCTATTACTATTGACGCGCTTACACCTCTCCAATATTTACTACCTGCACTTTTTCTATAAGCAATCATTACTTTGTCACCTTTATTAAATGAAAGATCAGGATCATATTCTATTTCACTATTACTAGCGGTTAAAGAGCCTGATGATTGTGTTGGTGTTCCGGTAGAGTTTACCCATATATCAAATATAGTTGTAAAACCGGTACTTAAAGTACCTTTTGTATTTTGCATTCTAATTCTTTTTATAGTACCATCAGAAGGACAATCAAAAGTATTATAGTATTGATTTGATGTTGTATCAGTTAAAGTGTTAAAAGGTATTCTAAGCGAAGACGTTGAGCTAGTATCATCAGAAAAATTACTAAACAATATTGTTTGGGTTTTATCTAAGCCTAAATCTGAAACTACATTAGCTGGTGTTCTAAAACCAACTAAACCACTTTGAATTGTTAAAAATTCACCTGAATTGTTTTGAATAGATGGTAGGGTTAAATTTTTATTAACTTTTAAACTTTGCTCTACTACAGTATTACCACTATTGTCTTGAACTACTAAACCATAACCTGAATTCGACTGGAGTAATAAAGCCCCTTTTGTTGTTTTTAATACGCCAGCGCTTGTTCCACTTGCTTGTAGCGTAACCATTAACTGTGTTCCTGAGTATATAGTCATTGAAGGCTTACCACCAGAAGCTCCTTCTAAAATTAGTTTTTCATCATCATTATTATTAGCAAGAACTAATTGTGCGCTTGGGGAGGTAGTAAATATACCTAAATATTTATTTGTATTATCCCAATTAAATTTATTATCACTATCTATTGCACTAGTACTAGTAAAGAAAGCTACTTCTCCTGAGGCACCCGTACCTGTAACCGTGCCCGTTCCAGCGCCTATATCTGATAATACTTCCGCACCAGTTCTATATTTTATTTCATCACCGTCAGACACTAAGAATTTATCAGTATCTGAAGTTGCATTATTTATAGTGTCAACGGTTAATGTTCCGTTTATATATCCACCGGCTTGTGTTGCATAAACTCTAAGAGAATTATCACCATACAACGCACCATATTTTAAAGTAGTATTACCAAAAACTTTCCAACCACCACTGTGAAGTTGAACTGAGTCGCTTTGAAAACGAAGATATGTGTTTGTATCTCCCGCGTGGTATAAGTATTCTGGTATATATAAATCACCAGTTAATGTTCCACCAGATAATGGCAAGTAATTACCACCTGTTGAGGGCGCGCCACCAATGTCACTTAAAACCTGCGATCCTGTTCTATATTTTATATTTCCACCATCTGATACTAAAAACTTATCAGTATCTGAAGCTGCATTATTTATAGTGCTTAATGTTGCTTGACCTTGAACACTTATGTTTGTCGTCCAGCTAGCTGGAGCACCAAAATAAACAGTTTGACCGTTAGCCCCTGTTATAAATAAACTACCGGAAGAATTATTTGGATACACATTAAGTGTTGCTCTTTCAGATCCTGAGTTCCAAAACTCTAATTCGTCATCTGCTAAATTTAAATATGTTGATCCAGAACTTGCTCCAGTTCTTATATTACCATTAACCTGTAAAGTAGCTGTAGGCGAACCTTCATTAATCCCTACTCTAGAGTTAGATACATCTGTAGTTAGTACGTTTGATTGGACTTCTACGTCACAATAATAGTTAATAGGCATAAATATTAGATTTTACTAAAACCCTTCTAAATTAATAGAAGGGATTTTTTTGTTTTATTAAGATACTTTACTTACAAGAACTCTTACATTACTTCCAACTGAGGCATCGAAACTAATGCCTAAAGCGTTAGTAGACGTTCTGTCAACGCAAGCGTAAATTGTTTCTTTACTACTATCATTGTAAAGCTGAACTACTACATCGTAAGAACCTAAACTATGAGTAACCGTGTAAGGAGAACCCGCCGCTGTTGGGCTTGTTAAAGTTACAGCGTATCCGTTATTACCTTGAACAGCGCTAGCTAAGTTAGCAATAGTAACGGCTTTGTTTGTAGCTGTACTCGTATCATATATTATAAGTTCATCATCAGTTGCAGGTGCTGCGCCTAGATTTCCAAGGTTCACAACATCTAATCCAACTGTTACGTCTGGACCACCAGGCGCTAATATGTCAATACCTAATCTATTGTTGGCTGTAGCTTCGCTTACATTTTCTATATCACCTTGTGGTATTGATGGGAATGTTACTAAATCACCTTCACCATTTACATACTGAGATGATGTTCCTTGCCATATACCTGTCATTGTGCCAGATCCTGTAATTGTATTTGAGGCTACATTTAGTGCTGTACCGTCAGTTTTAAAGTTGACACTTTCAACACCATCAACTGGTAGAGTTGCTAAAGTCAAATCACCAAGAATAACTTGAGAAGATGTACCAGCTCCTGATATGTTAAAATCAGGGTCAGTAGCAGTTCCGCTTTCTGTAATAGTAAGTGCAGTACCTGTTTCTGTTATATCAATGCTAGTTATAGTACCACCTGAATTTGCAGGTGTTACCCAAGTACCATCACCACGCAAGAATGTAGTTGAAGCGCCGCCACTTGGAACAATACCCAATGTAGAACCGCCGCTATATATATCAGCAGAAACAAAACCATTTGATGTAACGCTAAAATGTGCTGAGTTAAAACCAGCAACACCTTTGTCTGTTACGCCATCTGTGGCGCCCTCGCCAGCAACGTTTGCATCTTGTATTACTACGGTATAATCACTAATTGAAGGACTTGAGTTAGCCGCAATGTCAGTATTAGCATAGATCATATCTCCAGGTTCTAACGTCTCTGTAAAAAACGCAGTACCTTCAACTGTTACAGCAAAGAAGTCACCTAAGTCTAAAGCAATGTTACTTGCTCCATCTAATGAACCATTTCCTGCACCTAAGTCTGTAGTTAAACCTGTGTTCGCATTATAACCACCTTTGAATAAACCTACACCTGCTATTAAGCCTTGTACTTGACCTAAATTTACAGCATCGTTGTTAGCAGTACCATTAGCCAAGTTATTTATTTGGCCACTAGTCATATCAAGTGCTGTCGTTACAGTAAGGTTACCTCCTATTGTAACATCATTTTGCAAACCAATTGTTATACTACCGTTGTTACCTGAAGTTTCCGATACCGCTACTCCAGTTGAAGTACCATTGAATGTAACTGTTGATTTAACACCTGAGCCGGTACCTCCAGCTGTTAATTTTAATTCTGCTGAGTTTGCACCTCCTGCAGCAACTGGTAATGTATATGTTTCGTTTGTGTTTGCTGTGTAAGATGGAACATCCCAAGTGTTATCTTTAGATAAAAATCTAGTTGCTGTGTTTGATGTACCATCAACTGCACTTAAATCTGCAGTTACTACTACAGCTCCTGATGTTGCTGTGTTAGGAGTTAAATCAATATATGTACCATCTGTTGTATCTACAGTTGTAACGCCTACCGAAACTAATGAAACTATATCGCTTATAAGGGCTAATTTAGGATTATTTGAATCACTAGTATCTGTGATAACCACTTTATCTGTACTTGCCGCGGTTACAGTACTTAACTCACTTGGAGTAAAATTAATATTTACTGTTCTTGTGCTTGTTTGAGTTACAATTGCTGTACCGCCTGAAATATCTACAGTTTGCCCGTCTATTACTGTATTTGTTCCGGTGTTAGTGTCTCCATTTATTGTCCATGAAGTATAACCACCAGGCACAGCTGCCCAAGTATTATCACCTCTTAAAAAAGTACTGCCACTAGGTGTGCCTGTTGCAGAAAGATCTATAGTTCCCATCGTTACTGCGCCTGTAGCAGCTGAGTTTTCTGTACCTGCTGACACAAATGTTCCATTTGTATTAGTAAAAGTAGTTACACCACCACCAGTAGATGCTAGTGTTACCCATCCACCTGCTGTGTATAGTTTCAATACGTCGTTTGCTGTGTTATAGTAGATTTGACCTTCTACTCCGGCTGGATCAGAGCCAAGATTTTCTATTCTTGGTTTGATCAGTTGATTTTGGTTTAAATCAATTGAGGCGAGCATATCTAACCCGCAGTAGTACTTAATTGCCATTTTTTATTTTTTTTTGGTTGTTAGTTTTTTTTAATTCAAATATGATTTGCCTTGCGCTTGCGAGTCAAAGTTAACATGTATTTCAGTATCGTTGATATAATCAACACATCCGTATATAACATCATCTTGCGTGTTAACGGTAGTAACTGAAGGCCTTGTTTTGCCTGTGGTATTATTAATGACCCATTGATTAGACATTGAGTTGAATTCTTGTACAACTGTTTCGCTTGTGCCATCGTTTATATTAAATTGAATTAAAGTATACTGTGTTCCCTGTGGAGCTATAACTCCATTTCCGCCTATATAAGTTAATGTAGCAATATAATAATCATTGTTTGCTGGATCAACTACATAGTCGTCTAACTTAAAATGACCAAATTGACTAATTTGATCACCCTGACCTAATAAAACGTCTTTACCTGTTATGTATTCTAAAAACTTAACCACGTTTTGCCCGTTTATTTCTTTTATAGATAAATGAACTCTGTTTGGTGTTGTCAGTGATTGTATTGTGTTTCCAGAACCAGATCCGTTTTGTTGAGATATTGTACCTTCGCCTCCATTTTTAGTATTTGACCACTTAAAAGACATTTGACCGCCTATATTAACTTTAGCATTAATGTTTAAGTAATTAGCTACAGCTGACGCGGTGAATTGCTTTGTTAATCTGTTTTCAGACTCAGTGCCTATCCAAGCATCGTTGTCATTAACAGTTGTATCAAACGGATACGAACTTATTCTTGCCATGTGTTATTCTACTTGTATTAATCTATATGTAATGTTTATCACCCATTGTGCTACTGGCGTTTGACCTACTGGTATCGTAGGATCAACACCTAAAGTAGTACCTACTTTCACTCTAGAATCATGTCTAAAATCACCAGCTATAGGAGTCGCAACGTACGTACCGCCAATTAATGCACCTCCAGCTGGAAGACTAGCATTTGGTATTTCTACTCTATGTTCTGTTGCTGAAAACGTTCGACCGTAAATAACTCCATTACCTGAAGCTGACCAATCGTAAGAATCTGCTAACCCTCCTGAGTTTATTGATGTGGTAGTTACACCCAATATTTCATATATATGACCACTAACTCCTGGTAGTATATCAACCGGTACTGTTCCTAACGTCTTTATTTGAGCATCTGTTATTGTAAAAGTAGCAGTTACTACGTTAGGAGCGTTACCTAAAGCTATTATACTGTCTACTGGGAAGTTTCTAGTAATTGGAGTTT